GGTATGATAAAAGCAAAACTTGCTAGGAAGTATGAGATATCACCAATGTTAGTATATAAATATATTAAGAAAAGAAAACGTTATGAAAAAGATTTTGAATGGACCCACTGTATGGCGAGCTAAATGCCCATACTGTGATTGTGAATTTGAATATGACTACTCAGAAGTAGATTCATCCACTTTTGCTGATTGCAAATTAGTTAAGTGCCCAGGTTGTAATAGGTATCTTTATCATAAAGAAAATCCAAAATCACCTACAAAAGTGAAGAAAGAGGATACTATGACAACATAAATAATAAAATATTATAAACTATGGCAACTGAAGAACAAATAATGAATACAAATAGGCTATCATCTTTAACCTATATGATATCTGCCTGCTTAGAGTTCTCTATTCAAAACCTCAATCGTCAATTAGACTTATGTAATTTGAGATTAGTCGGTAGAGATAAAATGGTATTCAACAGGGTTAGGTCTCAGATAGAGCAACTTCAATCAAATCTCAAGTTATTAGAGGATTTGGCATTTGGTGTAATGAAGGATGAAGATGCAAGGTTAGCTTATGAAGATGCTACCCATATTTATTGGGCTCTGTTTATGACTCTAGTAGATAGAGGAGGAACAGATAATTTATGTGATTTAAGATTCAAAGCTTTAATTGATATAATTGGTAAGTATGAATCTATTCTTCATTTGCCTGGTTTAGATACTGCATACCATTGTGCATTTGCTCAGGTATCTAAAGCAATTCAAGAAGGTAAATATTCAAAAGAAGATTTTAAGAATTTATTGAAAGTACATGAAAACGGAACTGAAGAAACTAAAGGTTAAATTCGAGGGTAATATCATAACCATAGATATTGCTAAGGAATTATCCATTAATGAAAATATCATTAATTCTCAGTTAAGGGAATCTCCTACTAGTTATTATATACTTTGCTCATTAAGAGATAAGTATATTAAAGAAAGAGATGCTCTAGCAAGAGAAAAGGATGAAGCTTATTCTGCTGCTTGGATATTTATTAAAGAATCTAATGAAAGGTTCAATAATGATTATGTTGCTCATAAGGCTAATATATCTCCAAAGTATAAGTCAATATATCAACGATATTTGAAAGCAGTAGAGAAGGCTAACAAGTATATTTCAATATGTAGAGCATACGAGAGTCGGGAGAATATCTTGAGAACTATTAATGCCAATATGAGGCGGCAACAATAATAACTATAAGTAATTACTAACTTTTAAAAACGAATTAGGAATATGAATTATTCATTAACTTTTATCTCTGCTATGGTAGCAGATCAGTTTGACAAACAATTACCTGGATGTCCAACTGAAAACAGAGTTCTTATCTTATCACCGAAAGAAGTAAACCAAACTCGGTCTGGGCTTATTATTCCAGAACAGGTAAAAGAGGGAGTTCCTCGCAAGGGAGTTATAGTTAAACTCGGTGAGATTACCGAAGAATACAGAACTTACCGGGACCTGGTGCAAATAGGTAGAATAGTTACTTATGGTTTGTATGCAGGCAAGGAAATGGAATTTGAAACAGAAAAGCTTTCTCCTGCATTGCAACAACTCCTGGAAAAGAACACTCTTACCGTGTTAAGTATGAATGAGGTAATCTACTCAGAACCAAATAATAACGATTGATATGGCACTTGACAAAAAGAAAAAGAAAGTATCATCAGATGGACTTTCTACAAAAGAAAAGATGCTGGCTAGAAAGAAACAGCTGGAATCAAAAGGTAATGGAGGTGGATTCGTATACCCTAAAGAGGGTACTTTAAGAATGAGAATCAAATCTCCGGGTGATGACCAGGAATTGGGTATAGAAGTTATTCAATTCTATTTAGGTAAAGATTTGGGAGGTATTATATCTCCAGCTACATTTGATGAACCATGCCCTTTCATGGAAAAATACCAAGAACTGAAAAGTTCAAATGATGAGGATGATAAGGAACTTGCAAAAACCTTGGTACCAAGAAGAAAATATATTCTCGGTGGTCCGGTATATGCAGACGAAAAAGGTACTAAGTTTGATTACGATGGCCAGGATAAAGGAGTTCTTGTTCCACGCTCTGTATATCAGGATGTTATTGACCTTTACCTTGATGAGGATGAAGCAGGTGATATGACTGACCCGAAAAACGGATATGATATTAAAATCATTCGTTCTGGTTCAGGTAAAATGGATACTACCTATTCTGCTCGTGCTTGTAAACCAACTGAGTTGGATAAGAAATACCAAGGTACAGTAGACCTAGAAGGTATAGTTCGTTCTCAAATCAAATCCTACGATGAGCTTGAGGAAATGCTTGCAAAATTCCTCAATGAAGACCATGGAAATGATGATGAGGATGCTCCAAAGAAAAAGAAGAAGAAAAAGGGATTACATCGTGACCATTACATGGAGGACGAAAAACCAAAGAAAAAGAGAAAATACAAATCTGATATTTAAGGGTTAGTAAATATGGTTTCATTCGATAAGGTAGTAATTAGATTCATTCGGTTACTACCTTATTTAGTTTAAAGACATTACATTATGGCAAAGAAAACAAAAGTTGGTTTAAAGGTACCAACAAAAAATGAGATACTAAAGAAATATGGTAGTATCATGAGATTGGCTTCAGATACAGTGGAATCAAACTTATGGTTACCTTCTACTTTCTTTGCTCTCAATTATACATTCGGTGGTGGTATACCATTTGGTAAAGTACTTGAAGTAGCTGGAGAAGAATCATCAGGTAAATCACTTATTGCTTATAACTTTGCATATACTTGTCAACAACTTGGTGGGCATGTTATATGGGTAGATGCTGAACAATCTTGGATGAACTCTTGGGCAGAAGCAAATGGAGTAGACCCAGAAAGGGTTACTGTATTAACAGATACTCGAATCGAGTATATTTCTGACGCAGTAGCAGATTTAGCAATTTACTTACGTTCTCAATTAACTAAGAATGAACCGATACTCTTAGTAATCGATTCTATTGCTGCTATGGATTGTGCAGATAATATAGATTCTAAAATGGTAGAAGGTAAGGCAGAGATGGGAGGTAGAGCAAAAGCTCTTTATAAATACTTCCGTATCAGAAGTGAATTATTCTACAGATTGGGAGTTACACAAATTTATATTAACCAATTAAGAACTGCTCTAAATGTCGGATTCGGAAAAGATAATACCACAACTACAGGAGGCGCAGCACTCAAATTCTATGCTTCAATCAGAGCTGCTTTCTATTCAGGAAAGTCTATCACGGTTAAGCAAAACGGTAAAGAAAGAAAAGCTGGAAAGCTTGTCACTATTAGACTTATTAAAAATAAAGTTGCTCCCCCAAGACCTACAATCAGCAAGTGTCCAGTTTACTTCAATCCTAAATTCCATGAAGTCGGATTTGATAGATGCTATGCCTTAGAGGATGTATTGGTAGAAAATGATATCATCGAAAAATCCTCAGGTGGAGTTTATAAGTTTAAGGGTAAAACCCTTGCAAGAGGAGAAGAGAAATTCCAAAAACTCCTTGAAGAAGATGATGAACTCCGTCGTAAATTACTTCGTAAAGCAGGTATAAATACTATCGGTGCTACTAGAAAGAGGATGGAATCATTGACTACTAATTTATATCCAGTAGATGGAGTAGAATATGAATCATTTAACGAGTCAGACGAAGAGGAGGAAGACGATGAGTAAGAAAACAGTATTATTGATTGATGGAGAGAATATTCTCCATCAGTCTTTTCACAAGTTCGAGAAACTTAAATCCACAGACGGTAAACCAAGTGGAGCAATATTCGGATTTTTTAAATCCATACATATGTATCTTACAAGGTTTGAACCAGATGATGTAGTAATATCTTTCGATAATGGTCATTCACCAGTAAGGATGGAGTTACTCCCTAATTATAAAGGACACAGAAAGAACATATCCGTAGATTATGAATCATTGCAAAATCAAAAGGCAGTGATTATGAAAATATTGGGTATGCTAAGAATTTCTTATATATTCGATAAAAAGAATAAAACACAATATGAAGGTGATGATTTCTTAGCATACCTTGTTATTAATACCTATCGGGCAGAAAAGGTAATCTTAGTATCATCAGATAAGGATTTCAATCAACTCTTAAATAAGAATGTTAGGATATTGAATCCAAGGAAAGATGAGACAATCCGAGTAGATAACTGCAAAGCATTATTTGGTTATCATTCACATGAAACAGTACAGTACCTTGCAATGGTAGGTGATACTTCTGATGATATACCTGGGTTTAATGGTATAGGTCCAGTAAAAGCAAGGAAAATACTAGATGAGTATGGTACTATCTATAAGTTCTTAGAAGCTAAACCAAACAAAGAATATTCAGAGGCTTGGGAAAGGAATCGTAAACTTATTGACCTATTCTGGTTTGTAGATAATGTACCCTTGGATTCATTGCCAATCAAGAAGAAAAAGGTATTCAAGTATGAGAAATTCAGAGAACTATGTATCGAGTACTCATTAGCATCCTTTTTAACAAATGAATTTATAAAACCCTTTAAAAAGTTACAAGAATGAAGAACGTAAAGATAATGTATGCAGGTCCAAGTGGAGTTGGAAAGACTACACTTGCAGAGTTTACTCCTAAGTTGTATCATTATGGTGTATGTGAAGCTCAACCTATTAGATTCATTTCTGGTAGTGTATCTGAATTGATACCTAAAACCAAAGATATGACCCATAAGGAGATGTTGGAAAGGAATACCAAGGATTTACTTCTTGAAGATTATCAGATTCTAAACCTTCGGAACAAGTTATTCAAAGATGAAGAGGATTTTGTAACAGATAGAAGCTATCTTGATTCGGCAGCTTACTTTTATTACAAACAATCCCAGAATATCCCAAAATGTGAAATGGAACACTTCTTCGAGATGTGCAAGATGTTACTTAATCAACAATGTACTCATCTAATCATCTTAGACTTCACTACTGCAATGATTAAAGAATGGGTAACAGAGGATAATAATAAAAGGATTGAGAACAATTACTTTCAATTCTTGATATCTTCAATCATGGATAATATGCTGAATATTTGGGGATTCATTCCGGTAGAGGAAATTAACGTACTTTACAGAGGTTGGTTCAAAAGACAACCTCTTGAGTATGGTGCTACTAAAGGTACTATCAAATCTTGTTATGGAGAAACAAAAGTTATTCAGATACGAGAGGCTAATATAGATATTCGAAAAGAAATTATTCAAAACTTTATCAATGAGTAAAGAAGTAGTATTTATAGCATTCTCTGACTTGCACATAAATCTATGGGCAAAGTTTAATGAAAACAATAATAGGACCTTGAACTCAATCAAGGTCCTATCTGTTATTGCAGCTCAATGTGAAAAGTACCGATGTCCTGCATTATTCTGTGGGGATTTATTTCATAAACCAGAATCAATAGACCAGGATTTGGCAGTATTCGTAAAGGAACAATTCGAAAGGCTAAATGAATATAATTGGAATATGATATATATCAATGGTAATCATGACCTTAAAAGTGTTAACCGAATAAATAGGATTGGATTTGGTTGGCCTTATGTATTTCATCAAAGGTTTATGATGTGTATAGATGGTAGTAAATATAAACATTCATCTTACGGAGATTACCACATATATGGAGTTCCTTATATTGATAATAATGTAGGTCTAAGTGAATACCTTAAGAAACTTAAACTAGATAAGAATGTTAAGAATATTCTTTTACTACACACTGATTATCCTGGAGCTAAGGATACAGATGGTAGGGAGATTAATTCAGTAGAAAATCTAAATGTAAATGTTCTTAATAAATTTGACCTGGTATTATGTGGTCATATACATAAACCACAAAGGCTTTCAAAGAAGGTTTATATGATAGGTGCTCCCAATCATCAGAGAAGAACAGACCGAGGTTGTAAATTAGGATACTGGAAAATATATTCAGACCTAAGTATGCAATTCGTACACTTAAAGCAATTCCCAAAATTCATCGATGTAGAATCAGAAGATGAAATTAAGGATGATGGTAATTATTATACCGTTTTACCTAAGAAAACTAGTAACTTAGTAAATACTAACCATAAAATCACTAAGCAACTTTCTAAGAAAGCTCTAGCTAAAAGATATCTTAAGGAAAAAGGTATAAAAGAAGAAGAGAAGAAGAATCTTCTCATTGATGTACTTAAAAAAGCTGAATCATGTTAACATTTACAACAATGAACGTAGTAGGATTCTGTTCAATAGAAAACCTACATATACCTTTAAACCCAAGCTGTACCATACTTATCAAGGCACCTAATGGGAAAGGTAAGTCAACTATCCTATCGGCATTGGTATGGGCAATATATGGTAAAAACCTAAAAGGAGTATCAGAAGTAACTACCTGGGAAAAGGTAAGACCTAAAGATTACCAGGGAGTAATGGTAGAGGTATTCTTTCAAAAGGGAGAACATATTTATAAAATTATCCGATGTCAGAAATGTAATATAGTTCTTGAGGATGGGGCTAAAGGTAAAGATAGGCTTATCCTTATGAAAGATAATGAGGTGGTGAATGTAAAAGGTAAGAATAAACTCCAAGATGCCATTAATGCAGAACTCGGGCTATCTTACACTCTATTCATGAATTCAATAATGTTTGGTCAAGGGATTAAGAGGTTAATACAAGAATCAAATGCCGACAAGAAAAGGATATTTGAGGAAGTATTTGACCTTGAGTTCTTGAATATAGCTAAAGGAATAGCTATGCAGGATAAAAATAACCTGTTAGCTCAAGCAAACGAGGCAGAACATCAATCCGAGTTACTTAAAAGGGAATTAGAAGCCAGTAAAGAGGCTTACTTTGATTTACGTGATAGAGAGAAAGGTTTTAAAGAGAAAATCAAATCAGAACGTAGAGAATTAAAGAAAGACCGAGAGAAGCTAACTAAGTTACTGATTGAAAAACAAAAGGCACTTAAGGATGAAGTAGAAAAAAGTCTTCAGGTAAAGATTAAAAAACATAGTACCTATGTAGATACTCTTAAGTCAAAGCTTAGGGATAATAGAATGGTTGCAGAAGGGGTTTCTTTACCAGATTTTGTAAAGAAACTTAAGATACAGTTAGATAAAGGACACTACAAACGTGCAAAGGCGAGCGTAGATATTATTTACAATGCCCTGATTAATTCTGATAAGTTACGAGAAGAGTATGAGGATGCTTTAGAAAGGTTAGATGAGTTGAGGACTACAAATGAGAAGTATAAGAGACTTCAAAAAGACTGTGAAGACATTGCTTCAGATATTGCCTCTATTGACGAGGATTTGGAAAAGCTCAAACAAGAGAAGCTTAAGGTTATGTCTCCTAAGTATAAAGAGAAACTTAAGGAAATTAGAAAGAATCTTCGTAAGGTAGACGAGGATTACCATAATAAGGAATTAGAGTTAAAGAATTACGATTGGTTACTTAATGACCCACTTGGTAATAATGGAATCAAGGCTTATTTATTTGATTCATCCCTGGATATGTTAAATAGAACACTTGATAAATATTCCCAAGTATTGGGATTCAGGATTGAATTTGGTATAGATTTGGGTACTATTAGAAAGGACTTTTATACTTTAATTGAAAGGGATGGGCAAATTATTGATTATGATGAACTATCGGGAGGAGAACGACAACTTTGTAATGTAGCAATGGCTTTTGCTATGAACGAATCTCTAACTGCTTCCAAAGGTATTAATCTAGCCTTCTTAGATGAAGTATTTGAATCTTTAAGCTCAGATAATGTAGAGGTGGTTACATCCTTAATCAGGCATACTTTTGCAAATAAGACCTTATTTCTAATTACTCATTTAGATTCACTTCCCTTATCTAATACTAAAATCCTGCAAGTTGAAAAGGTGAATGGCCTGAGTAGGTACCAACTACTATAATGATATAAAACATAATACATCATGAATAGTAAGAAAAAAGGCTCAAGATTTGAATTAAAAATGTCTAAGTGGTTTACTAAATGGACCGCTTATACTTGGAATAGAGTTCCAATGTCAGGGGCTTGGCATTCTAATAAGGATGCCGCTTCTGATATTACTTGTGTAGATGAAAGACATGCTCACAGGTGTAAAATATCAGTTGAGTGTAAAAACTATAAGGAAATTAAATTTGAACACATTCTTTTAGGTAATAAGAGGTGTGATATATTGAAATTCTGGGCTCAAGCTTCTAAGGATGCCAAAAGAGCAAATAAGGTACCTATTCTTTGTATGAGGTATAACTCTATGCCTTCGGAAGAATTTTTCTTTGTAGTGGGAGTAAAATTGGGAGACATTATTGCAGAGTATGTTACTAAAGTAATGTATATTCAAGTACCTGGTAATACTCTTATGGTATTTATGGCTAGTGAGGTATTAAACGTACCTTACAAATTAATTCATAAGCAAGCTAAGTTAATTCTTAAAAACTCCTAAACCATGAAGAAAAGTACCCCATATTCATATTGTATCTTCTACATCGAAAGAAAGTACTCTCATAGAATTAATCAAGAACTTAAAGAAAAGGGGTATGACCAACTTAAAGCCATTATCCCTACAGTAAATGTATTGAAGAAAACTATAAAAGGTAAGATGGTATTTGAAGAAGTACCGGTATTATTCAATTATGGTTTTATGAGAATGCCTACAGAGTTTGCTTTCTCTAGACCTTTTCTTAATAAATTAAAGAGAAACATATCGGGCATTAGAACTTGGTTAAAGAATACAGAGACAATGCACCAAAGGAAAAAGAAAGCTAGAATTGATAACTCTGAAGACTTTGATGATTTTTCTTTAGTAGCTACATGCTCAAGAAAGGATGTTAGAAGGTTTAAGAGAATGGCCAAAGAGAATAAGAAATTTTCGGTAGATGACTTGATGAATGTCTCGATAGGGGATTACATTGTACTAAAGGGTTATCCTTATGAGGGTATTGATGCTACTGTATTAGAGGTAGATTACATCAATAAAATGGTAAAGATGCTTTTATATCCTGAAATGGGTAGAATGGAGATTTGGTTACCATTCGATAATGTTATATATAGCGTATATCAAAATTACGACCCAGATAAGTTATATGCCAACTCTCAAGAGTTTGACCCAAATCAAATAACCTGTGAACAAATCGATAGAGTACTGAATATAAAATCAAGGAAAAGGAAATGAACGAGGCTCAAAAAAAAGCATGGGACTGTCTAAAAGATTTAGAACAGAAATCCTTATTCCTTCAATTATCAGAAAACAAATCCTCATGGGAAGCTGGTGAAATTTTAAAATTGTCACATTACAAGTATCTAGAAGTTCGGGAAAGGTCAGAAAAGTTTTTCAGATTATTCTCGGACTTTTTTGAGAAACACGCTTCTCTATTTCGACCAGATTGTCCATGTGAGAGAAGTTTTCAAGATTATATTGAAGGTTGTCTAGAAAGAAGGTTAACTAGAAAAGAAGCAATGATTTACATTGGTGATTCAGTTCACTTACTCTCTAAAGTAACTAACCGTAACATAGAAAGAAATATGAAACGGTTAAGAGAATCTGATGATGAGTGGGATAAAGACACTGCTCGTATAGTATTTGAATTTGATAGATGGAACAACTTTAGGATATTACCTAAGATGTTACAGCAACCATCTGCATTCAAGAGACGGGCAAATAAGAAGGACAAGATATATATCAAGTATCTTCTTAATCGTATCCCAGAATGGATGCACACTAAATTAAGAGAAAGGTTTAAGTACAAAGTAAAACCCGGTAAAAAGAAATACTGGGTATGTTTGATATCAGAGGAATTATATACGGATGGCTATCTATTATTACCAGTAAGACCTTTGCAAGAAGTTATTGATGAATTTAGTAGATTCTATATGTACGTCTTTCCTACTAAGGATGACGCAGATACATTTGGTTTTATGGTATCCAAGTTTATGATTAAAACTGGTAGTGTAAGGCTTGGACAAGGATTCTGGCCTGAATACAGATGCTGCATTGAAAAAGCATTGAACTATAATCAAGTGAATAACATAGAATTCTCTGTTAAGAATTTAGACATGGCCTACAATCTTCATAAAACCAAAAGGAGAAAAAAGGCTAAATCTACCGGAGCCAAACGTATCGAAGATACCTCAGCTTTTTATAAAAAAGATTAGAAAAGTATTTTTATATAAAATATTATTCTTATATTTGCAAAGTGAATTAATAAAAACAACAAATTTAATATAGATATGAAAAAGAAAAAGAATAAACCAGCACCATCTAAGGAGAAAGCCAGTTTCCTTGGTCATGCAGGAAGAAACATGACCTACAGGGATTTAAAAAGAAAGGCTGTCATATTGGGGATGCCTTTTCCTGATGCCTGTGCTGCAGGAATATTCGATTTAATTGGTTATATCGAAAGGTCAACCAACAAACCAGACAAATCATTAATTGACCAATATGATGATTGGATGGATAAACAATTAGAGAACATAGGTTATTCAAAAGACGATCCTTTAAGAAGTTCTAAATTAAGGCTTGGGTTTCTCGGAGAAGAAGGAGAAAACGGGAAGAGGAGAAATAAAAGAGTTCCAGGGATAAAGAAACCAAGAGAAAAAAAGCCACCGAGAGAAAGGGATGAATTTAATCTTATCAAAGGTACAAAGAAATCTTATGTATGGTCATTAGTTTCAAAGGGTTATGATTTAGATAGAGTAACTCGGAGAATGAAAAAGAAATTCCCGGATGCAAATGATAAATCGATAACACTTTGGTTTAGAACTGCAAGGAGAAGTATAAATGGTAAAGTTAAAGGAGAGTAGCAGGGAACCAATAAGGTCAGATAGATATTATATTTGGACTTGGAGACCCGATACTACCAATAAGTATATTACCGAAAAGAAATTATATCGGAAACATCTTACAGGTATACCATACTTTACTAGATACCAAATAAAAAAGACTCTTACTTACATATATGGAGTTGATGTTCTTCAATATATTCATATTATATCAGGCAGGAAATTACTTAGGCAAGGGATAAGAATACTTCAAGATATGAATGGTTTAAGACATACATCTGGCTCTACTAAATTCTGGTATAAAGGGAAATTGGTTAAGGCTAGGAAGTTTATTATCCCGGATGAATATAAAATTGATAAACACCGAAGACGAAGGTTCATGGTTCAAATGCACCGGGTCTTTAAATCAAAAGGAAAGAAGGTATTCAATGAAAGATACTCACAAAAATTGTATGGACAACGGGAAGGCATATCTCCCAAGTATATCCGGAAGAAGAGAATACAAATCCATTCTGCTATCTTACAGGATTTACGAAAGGCTGAGTCAAGAGGAAAAGAATAAATATAATATTCTATCCTTACAGTATCCACCTTTGGTAGGTTCATTGGCTCTTTATCTAAGAAAGAAAATGAATATCCCAATGCAGAAAGTACTATTTATCAAAGCACAAAGGGATATGATAGATATCTTTTATCAGGAATCCTTAAACCATTTGGGATGGCAACCAAAAGAAAGGTTCTTAGTAAAAGCTTTAAGATTTCAGGGATTTACTCCTGTAAGCAAATATAGGATGAGAAGCAAATATGCCTACATTATGACAAACAGGATGCTAGAAAATGAATATTGGGTATTTCCCATGAGATTAGCTGATAACTATAAATCAATGCAAAATCCAAAATACAAATCCTATACCGAAGTATTTGGTAAGGCAGGTATTCCAGGTATAACTAAAATTAAATACAGCAATGGAAACTAAAAACCCAGTACCAGAAGTAAAGGTACATAAACAATTAAATCCATTCATGGGTAAATCCTTTAAGGTTAATACCTATAATGACCAAGATGAAGTTATCGATACAGAAGATGTAAAGATAGAATCTCAAGAAGAACTAAAGACCGTAATTGATGAGGTAAAACAATATAATATTGCATTTGCTTATCTTACGGGAAGCGAAAGAAAATACAAGAAACTTATAACAGAGTGATATAACTATTGATTATTAACATTTTAAACATTTACGAAAATGGCTAAGAAAAAAGAAACCAAAAAGGTAGAGTTAAAAGAAGTATCTCGCAAAGAGATTAATGGTGCCATCATCATTACTTACGAAGATGGCTCAGTAAAAATTATCCCGGCTCCTATCATGTTGTCTGCCGAAGAAGCAAAAGACTTATTTGCTTCAGAAGAGGAAGATGATGACGAGGATGAGGAAGAAGAAGAGGACGAAGACGAAGATTCCGATGAGGATGACGAGGATGAGGACTCTGATGATGAAGAAGATGAAGAAGATGAAGAAGATGAAGACTCGGACGAGGATGAGGATGATGAAGAAGATGAAGAAGAACTGACCGGTGAAGACCTTGCAGAAATGGATTTCGAAGAACTGGAAGATGTTTGCGACGACAAAGACCTCGAAACTGACCCGGACGATTATGAAGAAGATGACATCGAAAAACTCCGCAAAGCAATTGCCAAAGAATTGGGTCTCAAACTCCCGGCAAAGAAAGAAGCCAAAGGTAAAGGCAAAAAAGGAAAGAAGTAATTCATTCTCCGGCTATGAAGGTTGGGCTAAAGCAATAGCCCACCTTTATCATAAGAAATAACTATTGTTCTATTAAATAAAAACTAAAACTTAAAAGATTATGGCAACTAAGAAAAAAGAGGACTCTAAGAAAAAGGGTTCAGAAAAAGTAAAAGACGAGGCTAAAGAAGCAAAACGTAAGGCAAGAATGGAAGCTTTGAAAAACCGTCCTGCAGAACAACGTCCCAACAGTAAACAGATTGATGTTATTAAAATTAACGAAAAATCCGAAGTTCGCAATTACGGCTATGCTGTAAAGAACAAAGAAGGCTATCAGGGAGTAGTGGTAACATCGGTTCTGGTAATAGAAGGAAAACCAGCTACAACCTCAGTGACATTCGTTCCCGGTAATTTAACCGTTAAGTCTAAAAAGGGGCACGGAATCATTTGCAATCCGAAGTCTAAAAAAGACAAAGAGGAAGCAGGAGATTCCGAAGATTAACAGACTCATATAGCGAGTACATTGCTAATGGTTTGCATAGTTTATTAGTATTTCAAAAATTGTATTTTAGAAGCCTATTGCCTGCGAAGGTAGTAGGCTTTATTTATTTTATATGTTATGGAAGACAAAAGAGAAATCAGAAAGAATATAACTATCATCGCATTAGATAATCTTATTCAGAATTATACTAATGCACTAGAAGATAAGAATATGGACCCTCCTTTATCGAATGAAGAAAGGGAGTTAGCTGATTTAATAATTAAAGAGGCTAAGGAGATGCTAACGGAAATTGCTTCAGAAAATACTAACCATATAATACCGAGACCAAAATGGAAATGACAGTAAGAGACATTATTCAAACCCTACAACAGTTAATCAAGGATAGAGACTTTACTATCTATCAACTACAAGTTGCTCAGAGACAAGGTAGGAGAGGGTATGCCCAAAAATATGCCATTCATTTAAAGTATGTTAAGAATCGGATTAAAGACTTCTCTAATAAATTAGAGAAGAAACTAAAAGGCACTATCTCTACAGTTAAGTACAGTTATCATAACGGATGTGGTAAATTAGTTACTGTAGAACAAGAATTTGTGAATCTATCTGAACAAGAGATACGAGATATCATGGAAGTTCAGGCCATTATACATAAAATGGATATAACTATCCTAGAAATTAAAGAAATCCCCACTCAGGTTAGGATTATATAACTATGGATAATTACTAAGGAAAATTTTAATCCACTTAAAAATTAAAGACACATGAAGAAAGACAAGAAGAAGGCTAAACCGGTTAATAAGACTCCGGAGCTTTCAAAAGCAAAAAAAGCATTGGATGATTATCTTAAAGAAAACAAGTTGGACCCTCAAAAGGACTGGACCAAAGACAAGAAACATGGTAAGAAGGTTACCGAACTTGTTAATAAGCTCAACAAGGAACGGGACAAAGTCGCTGCCGAATATCCTGAAAAGGATTTGAAGAATGAGGCTAAACTTGTTAAGATGAAAGATAAGAAAAATACCGAAAAAGCTGAAAAGAAAAAAGAGAAGAAGGAAAAAGCTTCTTCAGGTAGAACGGTAACGAAATACGATTATCCTCTCATCGATGGTCGGGAAATGACTTCCGATGAAAAGAAAAAATATCGTACCGAACAAAGAAAACTCGCTGCTGGTAAGGCCCCAAAGGAAGAAAAACCAAAAGAGGAGAAAACCAAAAAGGTAAAGAAGGAAGAAAAAGAGGTTCCGGCAAAGAAAGAAAAAAAGGCCAAAGACAAAAAGAAAAAGAAGGCCGTTAAAGAAGAGGATTAATTCCATAATCAATATAAATATTCGTTAATGATAAAAGGCCTGAGTATCCCCATAGTACTTAGGCCTTTTTCTTTTAAAGATTAAATACATGGAAGAAAAAGTATATAAACCCAAACTTCGTATCACAACCCTCGAGGAAAATGGCTCCTACATTCAAGATAGATTGGTAGATGCCTATACCGAGATGAATTCAGGTCCAAAGGTACAACATAATGGACCCATAAGAATAGAAGTTACTCTTACAAATAAACAAGATGTTGAGAACTTTAAGAATTACTTAGATAGATTAGTAGGTAACCTACCTATCAAAGAACAATCAGTGGGAAGAGGTAGACCCTCAACTGGCAGTAAGCAATTAACCGAATCACCCAGAGAAGACATATTGGCAGATGTAGAGAAAATGGTTGAAGAAGGAAAGAGCCAACAAGAGATTATTAAGTATTTAAGGGAATTAGGATTTGTCTTTATCCTTACAGAAGACTTTCTTTTTCACTTCCCAGGATTTGAGTTCAATATTAAGGATGTGGGAGAAGCAACCGATAATAAGCAATATCCTAATTCATATTCTTGGATGGCAAGATGTATCAAACGAGCAAAGGACCCCAAAGCAGATAAATTTGACCCAATGGTCATCTTCGGCTTTAGTATCCTTGGTGGACCATCGAAGAAAATTGTTCCGTACCTTTATAAAGAAAGGAAGAAACCGTTAAGGGCCTCTGTTGGTAAGAAAACCATATCCTTCTCTCAAGCAGAGTTCACCAAGTTCCCTAAGTTTATGCTTGAAGAAGAACGATTAAAGTTCTCTGCAGAACAACGACAACTACTTCTCAATCAAGAGAAAAAGCCTTCAAAGTTTTTTATGAGATGGTACAAGGATGTAATATTCCCTGATTCAATCAAACAGAAAATCGAAGAAGCTATCTCTAGATAGACAACCTCCACCTCAGTATTTAATAAAAGAGTATTATTTATTAAAATAAAATTCTTATATTTGTATAACGAAAAAATAATATTAAAATGGATTTAGAAACCAAAGAGGTAGTAAAGAACATTGCTCAGATTCAAATTGAGGCATTGACTAATATCAAAAACAATATCACTCGAACCAATCCTGATTTACTCAGGAAGTTGTTACAGATAAACAATGAAGAGATGCTTGATTCAGTCAATCATCATATTCAGATTTACGAAGAGATATACGAAATGCCTCAATTGATAAAGACTCTGAACGAATATCAATTATATATCTGTTCTCATATACTATTCAAAATGGAAGATGAATGGATACATGATTTATCCCAAGGAGTTTACGGAGCATGGGAACTATTACACAGAGAAACCAATAAATTTCATCCTGAACTCACATTAATAATTTAATTTAATATGGACAAGAACGAATATTTAGAATCAGTTGAATTGAACACTGGAGTTGAAATGATTCCTTGCGAATCCTCAAACATTGAAGGCTATGGCTACGACTCCAAGAATAAACAATTATGGGTTGCTTTTAAAAACAACAAAGTTTATCGCTATGATGATGTACCCTATGAAATCTGTAACGAATTACACTTAGCAGAATCCAAGGGTAAATACGTTTCTCATAATATCAGGAACAAATTCAAAACTACAGGCTATGAACTCAGGTCTTAGAAAATTACCCATCATAGGGTTAGCAGGATTTATCTTAATCGGGATAGCTTTCGGTTCAAAATCTAAAACTACACCGAGCGAGGCAAATCCTGCTTCGTTGTTCTGGGCAGGTTTACCTACACCAGAATCTCAAGGTTATAATATTACCTTTGAATCGGAACCTAATCAACCCAAATCATTAAAGGACTCTATTAAAGAGATGGCAAATAGGTTGGGTAAAAAAATCTACGAATATATTGTAGAAACAGAAATAATTCCAGAGAATCAAATCTATCAGATAAGTAATTCTGGATACCAGCAATATGAAGTAACTAGAAAGGGAGTAGGTTATTCCTATACTGTAGTTAAATTTTATACAGATAAGAAACTAACCTATCAGGATGCAATTAAATATGCCGAAAGACATCCAGAACATTGCATACCTATAACTCCTACACCTAAAGAGAAAAGCGAACTAGATTATTACAATGAGAATCTGGACGAATACCTTTCAGACCCAGAAAATGAAATCGATTTTGTACCAGAGATCTTCGACTTCCTAGCCGATTAACCTCAGCTATTGAAAAATAAATAATAAATTTGTTTGCTATTAAAAATAAAGTTCTTATATTTGCAATGTGATAATTAATTAACTATTTAATCATTTTAATATAGACGTTATGAAAAAGAATGAATCAAAGGTTGCTAACCTTATCAGTAACAAAGTTGCTCAACAGTTAGAAGGAATTAAGGATGCTACATCCAAGTCTAAAACTCCCAAAGCCAAAAAGACTAAGGCTCAATTGGTAGAGGCATCAAAGGATGCTGCTAAGGAATTTGCCGATGCCAAATTGGTTCCACTTAAATCCGAAGACCAAACCTTAAAAGGTAAATCCAAAAAGGAACAGGTTATCAAGGAAGTAGAAAAACAACAGAAACCATCCATTATTGAAAAGGTAATCTCAAATCGGGAAGTAAAATACGTATACCCAGAGGATATCACCGATACCCTGGCCCGGAAGAAATGGAGACAACAAACTCGTAATGAACTCCATAGACTTGAACGGGAAATGTTCCGTATCAAGGACCAAAACTCTAAGGAGTTCAAGAAAGCTGCCAAAGCTTATGAGGACTTTCGTAATAGGGTTCTCAAACCAGAACAAGTTGCATAGATATTATCTTTCAAGGAAGTCATGCTTAGTTCCTTAGGTTTCCAGAGCCTCCTGGATTAAGTTATGGCTTCCTTTCACCATTAATACCAGTATAATGGATTATACTATATTCTCTGCAAAGGAGATGTTAAAGCAGGACAAGGAATTAGTGGAGTTACATAAAAGATGCGTAAAAACCTATCTAGTACAACGTTCACTAAAGCATGCTAAGATTAAGAAGTTCTTTATTGTATACGACTGGTATATTAATCCCAGTAACGTGAGGAATTTCTTTTTCAGGCCAGTACATTTATTCGTGCAGGCATTACTCTTGGGACAATTAGACGAAATATCAGATTATATAGAAAAAGACAATGGCAATAAGAAACGTAAGAAAAGAAGACATAGAAAAGGTTGAGGTAGAATATCTCAAAGGTAAATATCAGTATAAAAAATCCTATGGTACCATCAGTAGAAAGAACCATAAAATCCTTTTCTCTGGTCCAGTAGTTGATTTACAACCTGCCTTAGAGAATATCCGGTCATTGGTAAGGACTCCCGAAAACCGAATCTCTACCGAATCTCGGAGAAAACTAAAGGCTCTTGAAGAAAAGGCATCTAACCTTAATAACTTCAAGGACCAAGGTATAACCCACATAATCATATACAGATGTTTGGGACAATAGTAAAAGACCTATATATAGGTAAATCGAAATTGATAATAAAGTGTAATCAAAGAGAATTACCACAAACCACCTTAGTAATGGATGTATTACAACCTACAGGTTTTACTGGTAATATGCCAGATTATGGTACTTATGGTAATCTACTTGCTACCGGTGAGTTTGAAATAACTCCTGTAATGCCTAAACATAGACTTTATGTTACGGGTATACCAAAAGGAGCAATTCTTGATAATTTTCGGATTAGAAGGGTTTATTGGTCCTCATACTATGAGGATGATATAAGGGGATATTTATTTCAGATAACTGATGAATATCCCAAGTTAATAATCACAAAGTAAAGTTATATGGAAGCAATAGATTATGTCAAGTTATTTAAACTAGACCAAGAGAATTATGATTTCAAAAGGGAAGAGTTTATATCCGAATTAGGTAAAGATTTTCTAGATTATTGCCAAACAACTACCATTGGCATTAACTCAGAGACCAAGCAAATATATTACTACCGGTTCAGGGAAACAGTTAAAAATTTCCAGGAAAAGTTTTGGAGTATTTCAAGGCTAAAGATAGGAGAACCATTCTCAGAGAAATTATGGAATGCCTTCTTTGCAACTCAGGTAGTCCCTTTAAGGAAAAAGTTATTCCCCGATATTCAGAAGTTTATTGAGGAAAAGAAAAGGGAATACCTTGATAAACAAGACAAATTACCATGGGACCGTAAAAAAGGCAATTATGGCAAAAGAAATCCTAGACCTACACGGAAATAAATTTAAGGTAGGAGATTATAAACTTAGCCTTGAAATTCCGATAGGTAAATGTGATAAATTAATATTCACCCGGGACCATATCTCGGGTGAAATCTTTAATTTATTTGTGAAAGGTAAAATCTATAAGGCCTATTTCTATAACCTTAGCATTAACTGTTATGTATGTTATAAACTAGAGCTGGTAGGTTATGATGAATCTAAAGATATAAGAAAGGCTTATTTGTATGGCAAAAGAAGATAAAATAGTAAGATTCCCACGTCCTCTGGGTACTACTGCAATGATACTCGAATATCAGAAAAGTGGTAATCCGGAGGATTTGATTAAGGTACAGAATTACCTTATTAACCAATGGCTTTTGGGAAATGGAGTCCTATGTGGAGTGACCTATGATATCAATTCATTCTCTAACCGATTAGGAATTGATACAGAATATGTACGTATCTTTATGAGGGATAGATTATTATCCTCTAAGATTTGGGATAGAGATAAACAAGAAGAATTACTACAAGCATTAATGGGAGAACAACTAGCATGGGCTTTAGAAGACCGTATGGAAATCTCCCATCAACTTCAGATATTAAGGGATTCTCAGGGAGGCAAATATACTCCCTTTATATCTGCCGAAGTAAATAAGACATTGAAGCTTAAACTGGAATCCTCTACATCCTTGCAATCTATTATCCGTAACCTTACTGGAGGCAATACAACCAATATATTTAACCAGTTCAATCAACAAAATAACCTGGGTGCTCCAGTAGATACTATCTCCATAGAGGAAGCCAGAACTATTGTATTAGAATCTCAAAAGGTTCTATCTAAGCCTGAAGAGGCTAAACTATTGGAAGAGAAGTATGACATCAATAGCCTACCCGAAGTAGTAGCTACTAAACAGGAGGGAGTAGATACTTCTAAGGAGGGTCTTAATCTGAATAAAAAAGAACTTAATCAGATTACGGATAATTATAAGGCTGCAATGGAAGTATCCTCTAAAGAGCATCATGAATTGCGCAGGGAGATAGAAATGAGGATTGACCCAGATGATGAAGACCCAGAAATGGATAGATACTTAGATGAGGAAGTAATAGAAGCAGAAGAAGTTCCTTCAATTGCATCTTCATTCCTTAACAAAAGAAGATAACTAAAGAGGCTACCTACTAATGGTGGCCTCAGTTGTGTATATACGGATTTGCATATTAAAAATAAAAGAATTATATTTGCATATCAAATTTAAAAATAGACGAAAATATGGAAACATTCAACCAAGAACACAAGGAAACCAAGATTAACAAAATTAATCAAGGTACTTATTTTAGACTCAAACCCTCAGATACTGCTCCTGTATGGGTTAGAGGAGAATACAACCGTTTAGCCGGTAAATATTCCTGCTGGAAATTCGATGATACCAATCATGAAAAACTCATAAAAGGTTCTCAAACTGTATATATTAACTTTACATTTTAACAACATGTTCAAATTCTTCAGAAAGAAAAAGATGGTTAGAGTTATCAAATGCTCTAACCTATTTAAACTACAAAAGGTAGAAGGCTTAGATAACTTTTATAACATTACCATTAGTAGTTATCTTCAAGATTTTCAGGTTAGAGTACAATCAATTCTTAATGAACTCCATATCTATGATGACCGAGTATGGATAGAAGCTTATAGAGAATATCAGAAAAATTACAAGGTATACGATATAGTACCAGACCTATTACTTTATAAGATACCAGTATTATTTGCTTTATCCTATCCAGAAGTAAAAACTAAAACTGATAAGAATTTTACCTTCAGATACTATATCCCAGATCAATCATATTATAAGGCTCTACCAGATGAGTTCAAATTGAATTGGATTGAGGATGAATTCAAAACCCTGTATTCAAGGATATATGGGTATCTACCAGAAGGAAAGATAACAGTAGATGAATATATACAGATTATTAGGTTCAACTACTGTAAGAACTGGGATATCCTTAGGAGTAATCCATCCAGTATTCATAATTACTTTGAGGAATGTATGGATATCATCATGTCATTCATAGATGGAGATTGCTTGGTAACAGTATCTAACATTATAGAAAGATGGGCTGAAGAAATGCAAGAGAAATTATTAACCCTTAAAAATAACAGAGATGAACAAATTTAGATTCAAGGTATCTACCATGTTAGAACAGGTAAAAGAGGATTACATTAAATTCGTAGGAGATAATTATGGTGTAAACCGGGATGAGTTCCTTAAAGACTTCAAGGCCAAACTTAATCTCGAAAGTCACTTTATCTCTACTACGGTACATGCTGAATTAATCGAATATGAACCAAATCGTATCATTATTCAGACTTCTAAGTATAATACCCTATCAAAGGAATACAAAGACCATTATCTTTGGGTATTTACTAGTAATGGAGACAAAAAGTATGACTGGGACTTAATCAGATTCCGGGCTCTACCTCAGTAATTATTAAATAGTTTATTAATTCTTTTGCAGATATAAGAAATTTATTTATATTTGTATTGAATTAATAAACTATAAAATTTTATAACTATGTCAAAGTATTACTTATCTATCGAACAAAGAGGAGGAATTATCAATCGTATACCTATTAAAGAGGAAGATCCTGATATGCAAGGTATCCTTGATGTCCTCATTAAAATGTACAGAATCATAGAGGAGGTTGCCCCTGAGGACCCAATCGATTATGAGGTCTTAATCGATACAATAATCCTTAGAATTGACCGACTTTATATTGAAACAATAGAAACTTACGATGGAGGTTTACAAGAAATTCGACAACAAATACCTCTTGGAAATACAGACCAATGTGTAAGAAACCTATTGGATATCATCAAAGATAGAAAAGGTACTGAAAAAGCTGCCCAGGAATTAGTGGAAGCTTTACAAGGAAGCTGGGCTATGGAAGAGAAAAAAGGGCCTATACCACCAAAATATGCTGACCAATTCCTTACCCAGGTTATTAACTTAGTCTGGTCAAAACTTACCAAGATGACAGAAGACTAATGTACTCTTATCCTCAGCCATTTTAAAAATAAAAGAGTATTATTTTGTAGTATAATATGAAATTATTATATTTGCATATCAAATTTAAAAATAGACGAAAATATGGAAACAACAACATCTAAATCCTCTATCCAGAACTTGGACGAGGTACTTAAAAGATTTCTTGCTAACAAAAACACTTTCTCTCTTACAGAGGAGGAAAACGAGAACCTAAAGGATATCTTATTTGAACTGCTCAGTAAGATATACGATAACTATCAATTGGCCTGCATTGATATCAATCAAATTTGGGTATACGAAACCTGCTATTATACTTTCACATTTGAAAGCCTAATTACAGTAGATAGACAAAGAGAAAACATCATTGCCGATGGCTGCATTAAATTTATGCAAAGCTTTACCGATGGTGATGCTATATTTATCTCGTTCACCAAGCTGGATAAAAACAATTGGATTTACCAACTTAACTTCAGAATATCATGAACGAAGAAGAATTAAAATCTCTGGCCTTACAATTACACAAGGCACAGATACAAGAATATCCCTGGGTCTCAGCAGACCCAGAGGATGCTGAATCCTATATTAGGACTTATGGAGATACTAACGTACACTTGTACTACGATTATTTACTTGCTAACAACATAGGAGAAGTAGAAGAATGACAATTAGAGCTATTTTAGAAACAGAAACCGTGGACCCTGACTTTAGGGAACCATTCTTAAATGGGATGCCATTTGACATTACCGAGTCAACATTTGATAGAATCGTACGCTATGCTTCGGGATGTACCGATGTTCAACAACCGGACATAATTGCCATGGTCATTCAACATTCTTTAGATAATCGTAAAGAGTTATCAGAATTACTTGACAGATGTAATAATACTACACAAATGAGAGTACTTATACCAGTACCAATTTCTCCAATTACCTTTATCCATCAGTACCAAAATACTCTTAAAAAGGTCTTAAAGGAGAGAATCAAAGGAACACTGGACGGCCTATCAAAAGAACAACGTGCAGAACTCCTTAATGAGGTACTTAATGAAACTCTAAATGATGATTCTCTTAACGAGGATTAACCAATTGTTTTCATATCTATCCTAGAGGCAGGACTCTAATATAACTAAGAGCCTGCCTCTACCTCAGTTATATTTGCAAATTATTATATTATTTCTTATCTTTGTAGTGAGAAATAAAAATATATTTATTCATTTTAAAATAGACCACAACATGATTAACATTTACAAACTCACCAACCTACTGGAAGCTGGGATGACAATATTCCAACTCAATCAATGGAAAGAAGAAGGTATTTGGTATCCAGTTACCCAATACAAAAAGGCCTCTACCGAAATAGAGGTAGTAACCAATCTATTTGTACCCGATGCTAAGAAATTTCATATCCAGTTATTTGCAAACTGTGACCTTGAAGAAGTTCAGGCCTGGGATGAACTTCTTGAAAAAAACCAATGGAAACTTTACCCATTACTCAGGGATCTCATGAATATATTTCTTCCATCCCCTGAATCTGAATATCAATTCTTTTATACCAAGTTCCCAAAGGGTTTTATATCAGTAATTGCTCAACCAATATAATCCAATGAAACCTAATCTTGTCCTGATATTGGTATATGGGAGGAATCTCCTAATTATGGGTGCCTCCCAATACCCTACTAGTGAAATAGAATTAACTTATGAGAATACTAATTGCTTAATACTAATGATATGCTAGTACAAGGGAAATTTCTTATATCCTTCGATGTACAAGGAATAGGGTTTTGCGAAGAATTAATTATAACCTACAGGACTGAGGAGCTAACTCCGTATCTTAGGTACCCAGCAGTTAAGCTTAACCCCAATCATCTGCACATATATCAAACTAAGCAACTCTTAAGAGAACTTCTAAGAATGCCTTATACAGATATTCAAATCATAGATTTAATACCCTTATTATGATACAGATACTTAACAACCAATATCCCATAGGATGGGAATGGATAGATAATATACCATTATCTCAAATGAAATTCTTCTATGATTTAATGGCTACAGTAACTGATAATACAGATATCTATTCCTCACTACAATGCGAACGTATGGAATCTTATCCCTATCTTATAACCAGAATCCTTTACGTTGACCGAATAAAACTAGCTCAGTTCCTTAATGATGACCAAGGATATGAAGGAGGAGTCCAATATCGTATCAAATGGATACTTGCAACTAACGTATTACATTGCACCGATTTTGATGGGTATATGGCCAATATAAAAGAGATTGAAAAGCTCTTCAAGATGGACTCTCGGAGCTTATGAAGGTTAATCCCAGTTATTGCAAATATTATTTATTATTCTTATATTTGCAAAGTGAAAAGTAAAAATGTATTTAATCAATAAAATTTTAAAATTATGGACACATTAAAATCCACCTCCATCCTTGCATCTATCATTGCACAAAACCCATTTCACATTGTTTCTCTCCAAGGCCAATTCCCTATGTCACATGCTCAAAACACATATTACTTCGAAATTGCCGAGGATGACCCACATTACGAGGAAATATTGGATTATTCACTAGAAATGTTCTGGTTATATACCTATGCAGATAAGGAATCCCTGGAACTCGACCTAATGGAAATCCTCAATCAAATGGATTTGCTTAGAGGCAATGATGACCAATACTTCGATTATAATGTAGACGAACTGGACATGGTACTTTACGGTGCAACTCTTATCCTTGAACAAGAAAAATATAGACCATTCATTATGGCTCAATTACAACATTATCAAGATTGCTTCGATTATAACTTTGAAGAGGGAGAACTTATCGAAATCATCGATTACTACATTGACTTTCTCGAAGAACCAGAAACTCTTTATACTTTCACTGAAAATACCATCAACCTATTAAAATCATTAATCAAATGAGAACTAAACTTATAATCCTAACATCAATTGCCATGGCTCTAATAATCATGGTATTCCCAACTAATAAATTCCAACCTAAAACAGTATGGGAACACTACTGCAAGTATACATTGGGAATACACCCATCCCAAGCTACCGAGGAACAATACGATTACTTCCTTGACTGCTGGTCAGGAGATGACGAATACACTTATCTCTATGACTACTACGAGAACAAATACCCAGAGTATAACCACCAACTAAAACATTACGGAAAATGAAACTAAAAATCACATCCTTAATAATCGTAGAAGGTAACCAAGTAGAAAACATTTACCATTCATTAGAGGATAACCAAGACAAGGCCTACCAAGAACTTATAGACCAAGTAAATGCTACCTATGGCGACGAAGGAGTACTACAATTCAAAACCCTAAAGGGTATCAAGAACTATTTCGAACATGTAACCATAGAAACCCAAGAGCTTACATCAATCGGATTCAAAACAGCCCTACTAAACAGAGAAACCAAATGAAAACCCTACTACTAATCCCAGTAATCCTATATACCTGGTTATCATTAACCCACAGGGATAAGATATACCATCAAATACCAAACCCCACCAACAAACAAAAAATACATATACTTAATCCTACAAGGCCTACAGATAATCCTATTAATCCTATTAGAAACTGTAATCCTAAGTACACCTAACCCCAAACAAAAACAAATACCAAATAAAATACTAAAGCCCAGTATGAACAATATCCTACTGGGCCTAACTATGTTACATACATACCTAAGATACACCTTAATCCTAATATCACCAATCATATAATACTAATCAATATAACATATAACTAATACAATATTGAAGGCCTTCCGGGGGTGTTGGGATTAAGGCAAACTTCTAGGCCTAGCCCCCCTACCACTATACAACACCACTACTCTATAGCTATCTAACACATATGTCTCACAGCCTTAGGTCATTATAACTTATTGCCTAAAAGGGGCCTATTTGGGTACCTAAATCCGATAAATCCTAGACCCCTAATGGCCCTTTATATTAGTATATATTATATAGAAATTGGTTAGGATTAGGCAATAGGATTTGGGGATTAGGCAATTATTTGGGGTACCTTTTTATATAAAATTAGGTACCTTTTTTGTCGGATTGGGGCCCCTAAATTTATTAAATTTAGGCAATTTTTAGGCCTTCAAGGTAATGGGATTTAATAAAATTAAGGCTATTCAAGGTACCTAAAAACTAGTAACTATGTTATTAATGGCCCTTGTAGTTAGTTAAAAAGAAACTTTAAATTGCTAGAAGAGATACTTCTTTTGAGAGAATATTGATAGAGAGATACGTAATATTAGTATTAGAGCTATAAGACATTATCCATTAGGGGCCTCAGTAGGATTTATAAAAAATTGATTAGGATTTTGCTATATTATTTATTATTCTTATATTTGCAAAGTGATAATAAACAAGAATATTAATTTTTAAATCCTATATCCCTATGCGTAGTATTAAACCTAACTTGGTTAAAACTTGGTTCACTAAAAACCAAGCAATCCTAAACATTGATTCTCAGGTAGATGAGAAAGGAGTTCTTGAGTATCTTTCATTCCTAATAGACGAAGGGTATCTACACATCCCAGAATTTACCCTCAAGGCATATAATTGCTCAGAACTAGCTCCCGGTCGTATAGTACATAATTTCTATTATGAACTTTCTAATAGAACTCTTACAGGAGCCCAAATAGACTCTATACTGGCAGAATGTCCTTTACTATTCGATGATGGTTCTCAACCTAAGCCTGCCTATACCGCTTATTTGGGTTCATTATACATTACCATTATTGCAGAAGTCTAATCGCTAGATATGAGAACAAGTCAAATTAACCCACAGATTGCTATTAATGCCCTAATGGGATATCTAAGTACCTACAACTATTATTATTCATGGTACAATTTCATACATAATACCTACGATAGTAACTTTACAGGCTATGTACCTATACCAGATAAGGAAAATCCCTTTATCGCTCTAGAGGAATATCTAAGGGAACCTAAACCCGAAATCCTGGTATACTATAATACAGATGAGGAATACTTTACCTTCAATAGATTACAGGATGAGCCTATGGCCGATACCTCTATGGCAGAGGATACCTATATCTTCGATGGTGTTACCTTCTATATCTTCAAAGATTAACTATCGCTAACTATGTTACACCCTATAAGCCCAACCTATCTTAGGTATTGGGCTTTTCTTATGTAACCTAACTCTAGGCCATCATGGGACTTGCTAAGGCTTACCCATGTCCTAATATAGGCCTTAGTTCTTTAGGACTCCATACATGGCCCATGGCATTGGTATAAAAGCCTGCTAGTCACCTAATGGCCTTTATGTATGATAATATACAGATAATATCTACCGGACTGTATAGGGCCTCCGAATTTCTAAAGTGGTACCTATACCAACCCCTTACCTATATCCATCAATATACCCCTATTGCCTACCCACAACCATGCCCACCTTTCAAACCCCTAAAACCTACTTGCAAATTTTTCATGTAAAATCATTAAAAATAACTTTTTAAAAATTTCTCGAAAATTTTTCTGAAAATGTTTTGTAGATTCAAATAAAATTCTTATATTTGTATTGTTGAAAAAGCAAAGAGATATTTAAAATTTTGATTAACAATTTTTATAGAAAAAATTATCTGAAAATTTTGCTAATTAAAATATAAATCGTATCTTTGTAATGTAATCAAAAAGCGATATTTGATATATTGAAACAATATAAAATTAATTTATTCCTTTTCTCTTTTTCTTATAAATCATTTAGTTTTATAGAGAAAAGGATATAATAAAATAAACTTAAAAACTAAATGTATTTTATTATGGAAGAATTAAAAAATGTAGTAGTTGAAAACAAAGAAGTTTCTAACAACAAAGTAAACAAAGTTAGTGCTAATAAAGCAAAAGCACAAGCAAAAGCAAATAGCACTATTAAATTATCAGTTGATTCGATTTTTAAGAATCTAAATGAAAAAACAAACGGACTTTTAAAAACTTCTTTAGGAAAGAAAACAGAAATTTATATTGAATCTTTGTTTTCAGAACTAAATGAAAAACAAAAAAAAGCATATCGAAAGAAATTAAGAAATACAACTTTTTCACTTCTTGACTCGATTTGCAAAGCAAAAGAAGAAAAGAAACAAAATGAATTAAAAACACTTGTTTTAGCTTTCAACGATTTTTATAAGTCAGTTTACAAAATAAACGATTTTTCTTTTGCTTCGATTGCAAGCGAAAATACAAAGGACACAAAAAAAGAAGTTTTAACAAAAGGTTTACAAATAGTCAAAAATTTCAAGTAACTAAATGATATGCTATTAAATATATTTTTATTTGTTGGTATAATTTGGGTATTAATTCAAATTATCAGAGACACAAAAGATTTTTTAAAAAACTTATAAACTAAATAAAAAGTAAGGGAAAGCAAAATAAATGTTTGTCCCTTACTTTTTATTTTTGAATGTTAATTTTAACGTAACCGTTAGCCCCATTTAGTACCAGGAAATTTTAGGCTTTCGTGATAAAGGCATACCAAGACACCACAACCACACATGCACACACAAAGAAGCCAGAGACCTAACATCCCTGGCATTTATCCTATAAAAGGATATCTAATATCTCCTTAATCCTATCCTTCCCTAAGACCCTTCTACCATTTCTTATCTCATAGAAGAAAGTATAATACATCTCGAGTTCTTCCATCCAAATCCTATCTCCTCCCTCTAATAATGGTTCTATTCTCATCATATCCTCAGGATTAATCCATAGCCGATACCAAACCATATTACCTTCAGAACATCTTAGGATTCTCTTATGGTCATCATCCCTTATCATCATTACCTTTACCATATCCTTTAAACATTTCTTGGTTCAACCTAAATCCAGGTCTAGATATAATCATCCTCTGGATATCACGTATCTTAACTGCCATCTCATTCCTTTCCATCGGATGGTTGATTGGTAATTCTAGAAATCTATTCCAAATCTCTTCGGTAAGTATAAGGATTGCCTCTTCCTCTTGGGTAAGTTTACCCGGATTAACCCCTTCTGCTATTACTGCTTTGGTAGTAAATATAATATCTTCCATATCTCAACCAATTATAGGTTTATCAAATTCAAATAGGAGATTAACTCTCCTATTATGTATTCTCTCTAAATCATCTAAGGCATATTCTAGTATATCTAATCTCAAAGGATTATATTCTTTTACCGTTGGGAACCAGAAAGCATTCTTGAGGTAATAAGGATTTAATTTACTTAATGGTACCCTTAACCATGCCATGTTATCTATAATGAGGTATCCATCCTTATTATTTTCTAGGTACTCATCAGAATATTTAAAATATACATGTTCAAGATTAAACCTTTGTGGAGTAAACCAGGGTTTGATTACCTCTGTCCAAAGTCCCTCATCCTCTTCACTAAAGTCAGTACATAATCCCTTGGGTGTATTTGGATTCCTTAACCTTTTAGTGATTACCATTTCGATTAATGCTTTTACCTGAGGATAGTACTCCCTTATCCTATCCTCAATTATCTTGTTCTTTTGGTAACTATAATATACTACAATGGATGTATTTTTTTCCATCTTTCTCGAATTTTCTTTCAAACCATTGGCAGGTAATACACTTTGGACTTCCCACCATTACTTTTATCTCTCCCTTGATTACTGGGCATGGATTGGTAAGCTTCTTTAGCTTACCTACCTTTTTCGTTGTGATTTCTCTGTTCATAGTTCTTAAAGTATGTGATTAGTAAATATATCGGGAATAGTGGCATGATTAACCAAATAGTTAGGAAAAAGAACCCCACCCTTTTCATTGGGTGGGATGAGGTAATTACTCTGGTCATGAACCATGCAGGTATAGAGCATACGGCATATATGATGCCTAAGATTATCCAAGTTGTCATTGTTCAAAGTACTTATTTACGATTTTGGATATCTTCTTATCTAACTCTACGATTAGTTCGCTGAACTCTTTGTCTTTCATGTCCTTTATCTTGGCTTCGATAAATTCTAGATTTCTCTTAATAGAGAAGTAAGCTTTGAAGGCTTGGTAATCCAATTCTGATTTATCCGATAGAGGTAGAATAATACTTTGCTTACCATCCAATCGGGCATAATTACCATCTGGTCCAAGTGTTCTTGATACCTTTACTTTGTTACTCAGAATTGCAAACCCACCTTTCTTGTCGATAGATTCTACCTTTACTTTCTCCATTAAGGTTTTGCCATCAGAGAAAATTACTTCTTCACCCTCCTTTAGCTTTTTGGTTTCTTTGTTCTTTTTCATATCTTTATTATAATTAGTTTATGCAAATATACAAAATTATTTATTATCTATGTAATTTTGAATCATAAATTTTAAATCCTCTGAGGTAAAGGATTTACGACTTAAGATTTCCCTAAATTCTACAGGAGTAAGTGTTATTCCATTTGGAGTAAAGAGTTCTCTAGAGTGTTCTGGAATTATTCCCTGGAATCCCCAATTGTTATATGAGTTAATAATCAGGGAATTATCTTCGGTGAGCATAACAATGTAATTTTCTGAATGTTTAATACGTTCTCTTCTGAAAGTACCGGTTTCTATCCATAGCGAATTAAGATGGATAGTGTAATGACAGTAATCCGGAGTAATTAATGGGATTATTTCCATCGAGGAGTCTTTTCTTAGTATATCATCTGCTTCCTTAATTTTATGCCAAAAAGCACACTGAAAACAAATGTCCTGAGCTTTCATAATTTTTGGGATTTCCCTATTCAAGTCAAAATCCTTTAAATTAATTGGTTTACCACATATTCGGCACTGATTTGTCTTATTCATATTGCATTATTTATAAGTTATATATGATAATAGAACTCAAAGAACCCTCCTAAGTAGGGTATTCAGCAATACTTTCTAATCTTTAATGAACTTTAAAATATAACGTTATGGATAAGTTAACTAATGAAATGATTGTGGCTCTAGCAAATGATTTGGGACTAGAACCAGCCTTGCTTAAGGCAGTACAACTGGTTGAAGCAGCAGGCAGAGATGGATTTTTAGTAGATGGTAGACCTCAAATTCTGTTTGAAGGTCACATCATGTACAAGGAAATCAAGAACAAATTTGGTTTGGACAAGGCAGTTGCTGCTCAAAAGAGTTATCCTACCATTTGTTTCCCGAAATGGGATAAATCTAAGTACCTTGGAGGAGCTCATGAGTACAAAAGACTTGAAATTGCCAAGAAAATTGATGAAGAATGTGCTTTAAAGTCAGCTTCTTGGGGAATGTTTCAGATTATGGGAATGAATTTTGCCTATTGTGGGTGTAAAGATGTCTTTGATTTCGTCAAAAAGATGGAAGAATCCCATGAAAGTCAGTTAAAACTCATGTATTACTACATGAATAACACTAGTTGTTTGAAAAATTTGAAGGAACATGACTGGGCAGGCTTTGCTCGGAAGTATAATGGTCCTGGTTATGCTGAAAATGCCTATGACCAGAAGTTAAAAAACGCTTACGAAAACTTTAAAAACAAGATATAATGAAGGTAGTCTACAACAAATTTATACCTTTTAAAGGTTATAAAGCCATGAATTTATTCGGAATTGTCTTAGTAAGAAAAGGTGCTAAGTTTGATGCCTATGATTACAATCATGAGAAGATACATCTCAAGCAAATGCAAGAGATGTTGTGGATATTCTACTACTTGTGGTATGCAATCGAGTACTTAATCATCATGTACTTTGCTAAATGGAACAAGCAAAGCGAAAGATATCATGATGTAAGCTTTGAAGAAGAAGCCCATAATAATGACCATAACCTTAATTATACCAAGGTTAGGAAACATTATGCCTGGGTTAAGTATGTAAAACTTAGAAGCTACAAGAAATGAATGTATTAGGGATATGTGCAGGCCAAGGAGGTCTGCTCTTCCCTTTTAGGAAGCACCTATTAGGGAATATTGAGCCAAGAACCGTTTTTCATACAAATTGTGAAAGTCAGTGGAAGGCTAATTTTAAAGATATACCGTTCTATAAAGGATATAACTTACCTGAGTTTGATGAGAAAGTAGATGTTATATTATCTTCTCCAGACTGTGGCATGTCGTCTATTATGAGGCTTTCAAAGGTTAAAGAATTGGGTAAACCTAAAGATAACCGAAGTTTAAATCTAGTAATAGAAGGAATCAATTATTACAAGCCTAAGATTTTTCTTATAGAAAACCTGCCCCGTTTGCTATCTCTCTTACCCAATGAATACCTTCAGGAAGCCTTTAAAGACTATAAACTTGTTTTTCATGAAAGAAGCGTTTCCGACTACGGGAACTCCCAAGTATCAAGGAAACGTTTAGTTATCATTGGAGTGCATAAGAAAACCGGTAAGAAATACTTGAATGCTTTTAATGAAGTATTCCAAGTAAAAACTCCAACAATTACTAGAAATCTACTTAACGATTACCAGAATCCCTTGAATTATAACATTCCCATTGAAAAGACTTTGGCAATGTATGATTATCGGAAGCTTCCTGAAAAGAAGAATCTAACCGTTAGAAAGATTCAGTTATTGTGGAATAGTGACTTCAAGAATGAAAAGAAATGGCCCATAAAGACTGCTAAGATGAGTACTCTCCCAGGAGTATATCGATTAGAGTTAGATAAAGCTCCTCTAACTTTAAGACCTGCCGATAGACAGTTCCGACCTGATGGTTACCCTCTTGGTATTTTAGATTTCAAGGCAATCATGGGATTTCCTAAATCCTACAAGATTTTCATGGATGAAGGCAATTACCTTTACTGGTTAAACAAAGCAAGGTATACCATTGCCAAAGGTTCGGTATATGAAGTTGGGATTTGGTTTAGGCGATGTATCAAAAGGGTCTAGGTACACTTCAATGTTAATATATACTAAAGTATATATTACTTCCTGGTAGACCTTGAAAAATATAGATATATAATATACTTCGTATATATATCTATATTTTTTATATACTCTATATCTATATACTTATAGATATACGAAATTAGGTATATTAGGATAGAAGAAACACTTCGATTCACTTCGTTCATCGAATAATTAGGTTCGGTACCGAACCTAATTAGAGAAGTATGTTAACTATATACTTCTGAAACCTATAAAAATTTTATGATATGAGATTGATAAATACCAAGACCCAAGTTAAGAAGGCAAATCTTCCAACAATCCTAATCTTTGTTAAACAGATTTGCTTACAAGTTCCTCGGTTTAAATTTGAGATAATCGAAACTGAACACACTTTTCAGTTTAAGTTTTACCTTTTGAAGTCAAGGATATCTCCCATTGAGAAGTATTGGCTCAAGAAACGAATCAAAAAGTTCATCCATGAAGACTCTTAAGAACGTAGCTATTCTAGCATTGCTAGGATTTACTATTTACCTTTGCTTCAGGAATTACAAATTGAATTCGTATATTAGTCAACTTCCTGATTCATCGGTCATTGGCATTCCTGATACAGTCAAACTGAAAGAAGAGTTTAAGCCCCAAAAACCTTTTTCCCAGTTAATTGAACCAAGTAGAATCCTTCTCTACGACTTTTATAGAAACAGCAATAGAATGACTAAATCTCCAAGTTCTGATTCAACGGCGGTTGATTCTGATAATTCGGTAAAAGTCAGCAAGAAGGATTCTCTGGTTCAGTTTACTCTAGACAACAACAAATTAAATATCAGTCTCTTCAATAAGGAGACAGATTCTTATTCAACTAGAATATTCAATCTAGACCCAGGGAATTACAAATATAACTGGTATGAGGGACAATTAACTCGGAAGAAAATTCGGAGACTTAATCTTAGTCCTTATGTCTACGGTAAGTACAGACCATTTAATCAACTGTTTGATATTGGGACTGGTCTTACAATCAAGACTACGAATTTTAATTACAAACTCGGAGTTAATGCTTTCTGTTATCCGAAATACTTTTCAGGTATAAAAGCTGACTTAGAGTTTTCAATTCAATATAACTTTTGATATGGCGAAAAAGATAATCACAGAAAATAGAACTTCCCTTAACCGGGAGGAATTAGCAACCCTTGCAAAGGTTTCTAACGATGTTTTCTATTTCAGTCTTTTCACTTATGTGATACACCCTATGAGGGGAAAGGTAAGATTCGAACTTTACCCATATCAAAAATCGGTTCTGTATAACTTCGTAAAAGAACGTTTCAATATTCTGCTTAAGTTCAGGCAGGCAGGTATTACGGAGCTTATTTCTATGTACTGCCTATGGTTGGCAATGTATCATCCTAACAAGAAGATTAACATTATCTCAATCAAGGACACAACAGCAAAGAAGGTACTAAAGAAGATTAAGTTCATGTACAAAAACCTGCCATGGTATTTACAGACACCGATTATCAATGGTAGAGCTGGAGAATATGGTTCTGCATCTATGATAGAATTCGATAACGGTTCTTTTATAGAGTCTATCCCTACATCTTCGGAAGCTGGTCGTTCAGAATCTCTTTCCCTATTGGTTATTGATGAAGCAGCAGTAGTAAGATGGGCAGCTCAGATTTGGGCAGCGGCCTTCCCGACTCTATCAACCGGTGGGGCTGCTATCATCAATTCTACTCCCTACGGAGTTGGTAATTTTTATCACTCTACTTGGGTAGATGCTATTGCAGGTGGGAATCCATTTAACCCACTTCGATTGTATTGGCAAATGCACCCAGAACGAGATATTAATTGGTACAATGAGATGTCTTCTGCTTTGGGAACCAAAAGAACTGCACAAGAAATCGATGGTGACTTCTTATCATCTGGAAATACAGTCTTCGACCTGTCTGATATTAAGGCAATCGAAGACTGCCTTAGTGATTATCCAGTTCTTAAGAAAAGGTTTAATGGTCAGTATAGGCAATTCTGTGAACCAGAAGATAATAAGGAATATTTTATTGGTGCCGACGTTTCTACTGGTAGAGCAACTGACTACTCTGCTTTCACTTGTATGGATAAAGCTGGAGAAGAACAAGCAGTATTTAAAGGTAGATTATCAATAGATAAGTATGCTAGATTACTGGGAGATACGGGTCAATTATTTAATTTTGCAACTATTGCTCCAGAATCAAACGATGTTGGATTGGCAGTAACTTCTAAACTTCAAGATGAAGGATATCCCAAACTGTATTACTACCAAAAGATGCTTAAGAAAAAGGGTAAATCTAGACCTGAGATGGATAAATCTCCTGGATGGTTAACTACTCAAAGGAATCGTTCAGTAATCATTGAAGGTTTAGAACAAGATATACGAGAAGATAATATCACTTGTAAGGACCCATTCTTTGTTCAAGAAGCCTATACCTTCATATATGATGGTTTGGGTAGACCAGTTGCAATGGGTAAACATAGAGCTAACAATTCAGCAGTAGATGTAGATCTTGAAGGTGATGTCTATTCTGATGACTCCATATTTGGTAAAGCTATATGTAATCACATAAGGAAAGGAAAAACTAACGTAATTGTACAACCAAAATGAAAAAGAAGTTCAACTTTAATTGGAGTTGGGGGAGAAAGAAGGACCCACCTCCAGAACCCTACAAAGAGGAGAAGAAATCAAAACCTTCTACTATCTCTCCTGGTAGAGTTTCAGTCGATGAAGATGAATCTCTTATCAGTTCATTAAAGGGTATTACTGCAATGGTAGACCCTTCTTTTCGTGTTGAAGTAATACCTCTAATTCGAGATTTATATAAAGTAAATCCAGATATGGGGATTGCTTTGCAGGATATGTTTAAGTTAACCAATACTGGGCATACAGTAACATTCCCTAATAATACGGATGAAGAAGCAGATAAGATGAGGAAACATTTGGCTGAGAAAACTAAGAAATGGTCAAGATATACTGCTGGAATAGATGGCTTGGTTAACAAGATGATTGTACAATGTCTTGTTGGCGGAGCTATTTCTGTTGAAGGAGTTCCTGATGAAAAGCTGGAAGGTTTGGATACTATCCTATTCCTTAGACCTGAAAACATTGTATTCAAAAGGGAAAACAATGGAGTATATTCTCCTTATCAAAGGAATAAGAATTACTTCATAAAGCACCAGGATTACATTAAGCTTAATCCAGAGACTTATGTATATGCTGCAATGTATAATGATACCGATGAACCTTACGGAATACCACCGTTCATGGCAGCATTGGATTCATTGAAAGGACAACATGATATGAGGGTAAACTTCAAACACATCATGGAAGTTTGCGGTATGGTAGGATTCTTGGAAGCTAAGATGGCTAAACCTGACCAATCTGGTAGTGAAAGTTTAAGTCAATACGAAAAGAGACTAGAGAGAAACTTAAGAGACCTAAAGAGAAATCTTAGGGAGGGTATGAAAGATGGAATCGTAACCGGTTACATTGATGACCATGAGTTTAAGCTTAACTCTACTACTAAGGAATTAGGTAACATCAAAGAACCTTGGAACATGAATCAACAATCAGTTGCCAATGGTTTGGGAGTTAATGGTAATCTTATCGGAGTTAGTTCAACAACTGGTGAGGGGGCAACGGGGATAATGCTCTCTAAATTAATTAGCCAGTTAAAGAATCTACAAATGCTTGTAACTTATGTATTAGATTTTCTTTATTCTCTAGAACTGCGTCTGGCTGGCTTTAATAACAAGGGAATAAAGATTCAATGGGGGACTTCAACTATCTCGGATGAAGTTAAAGTTCAACAAGGTCTTCAATACAAGATACAGAATTTGGATTTGTTGTACAAAGCTGGTATCATTAGCCAAGACCAATATGCTTGGGCAATGGGGTATGATTCTCCTGATGAGGATGAACCAAGAGTTTCACTTGAAGACCAGTTTGCTAAAGGTGGTAATTCAGACCCTCAAGAGGGAACTAAGAAGAAGCAAAGGCAGGATGATAAAAACCAATCTGCTCGTAGGTCAAGAGATAAAATTAATCCGGCTCCATCTCGTGGAGACCAAAATACAAAAGCAAGATGAGTAAAAAATTTACTAAGAAAAACAAAGAGCATCTTGATTCAATGGTGATTGGCCAGGGTCATACTATTATGGCTGGGTATATCCCAGAATCAGTTGGAGCCCAGGCTTTCTCAGAGAATTATTATAAATGGAAGACTCCGACACCGGATACTATTGCTCAATTTGGATTTTGGGGAGGAGATATAGATTATAATACCTATTATCCAAACCTTGACAAATCAGAACTTACTCCAAAGGATGAAGAGTTCATCGAACCCATGTTCAGATTACTTTCTGAAACGATTGTATCTAAGAACTGGAATCCTACTGACTTTAGTCAGAATGGAGTACTCAAGGCTTCTATGAGAATGCTACTTGGACAAACTGTAAATTGCGACCATGAAACTAATATTGGTAATGCAATCGGAGCTGTATCTCAAGTAATGTGGCAGGAGTCTTATAAGGATGGAAGCTTTACTATACCTGCAGGTATCAATGGTATTCTGAAGATTGATGGTAAAGCTAACCCAAGAATTGCTAGAGGTATTCTTATGGAACCTCCTTCAATTCACAGTAACTCAGTAACAGTACAATTCAAGTGGGATAAATCACATCCGGAAATGGAAGAGAGTGAATTCTACCAGAAGCTTGGTACTTATGACTCTAAGGGTGAAATGATTCGTAGAATAGTTACTGAAGTAGTTCGTTATATGGAAACATCTCTGGTATCTCATGGAGCTGATTCTTTTGCTCAAAAGATTGGTGAAGATGGTAAAATCATTAATCCAACTTTTGCAAAAAGAACCTGGTCTTCTTATGAGGAATATCGGGATGACAAGTCCAAACAGTACTTCTTTACTGACTACAAAACAGATCTCTCCGAGTTTCAAGAAAAGGACGATACTCAGGGTTCTTTAATTGATAACCAAGAAAACCAAAATAATAATAAAGAGAATATGAACAAAGAATTGCAAGAATTTCTTGAAAAGCTTTTCGGGGATAACATGCTATCCCTTGCAGAAGGCAAAGAGATGACTCAGGAAGAAGTTATCTCATGTATTCAAAGCTTGGTATCATCCAAAAACAGTCTTCAGGCTACGATTGATAATCTGACTACAGAGAAATCTTCTCTTACTGAACAGATTAATAATCTGAATGCTGAAGTAGCAAACTTGAAGGAAATGGCAACGGTAGGAAAGAATCACATTGCTTCCCTCCGTGAAAATGCCGTAGGTACTTATAAGAAGTTGATGGGTGACAAAGCCGATGAAACTATCATCACTATGTTGAATGCCGAAACTACCGGTATGGTTACTTTGATTTCTCTCCAGAAAGACTATCAGGCTCGTTTGGAAGAGAAGTTCCCAATGGTATGCTCAAGCTGCGGTTCTCACGATGTAAGCCGTGCTTCTTCAGCTCAGGAAGTCTATGAAAAATCAGGAACTCAGGCTGAGGACAAAACTAAATTGGCCGAAAGATCTACTTCCGATGTTCTTGATGACATCTACAAGAGTAAGTTCAAATAAAGAAATAATCGATAAATATCACTGTTATGACGAAAATCGTAAACAAAAACCAAGCAATGACTCTCTTTGGGGAAAAGACTCCAAGAGCGGTGATTTACAAAAGTGAATCCCACAAATTGCATCAAGCCTTCAATGTAAAAGAAGGAGAAACAATTGTTCAGGGTATGCCGGTGGCAATTGATGAAACTGGCCTCATATTCCCTTTTAAAGATGCTGCTACTGAAGTATATTTGGGAGTTGCTGTTACTGATAATATCAATCCGGCTTACCGTGCCCAACATAACTTCCCTGTAGAAGTTACGGTTGCCATGGAAGGTTACATGATTTGTAATTGGGTATCAAATGCTACTCTTACTGCTGGTTATGTAATCCCTTCTGGAGATTTGCTAAATGACCGTTTTGTAAAAGCAAACCAGGGAACTTCAACTCCTTTCATTGCTCTTACTCCGGCAGACGAAGCAAACGAGTTAATCCAAGTACTTATTAAATAAGGAGAAAAAAACATTATGGAAAAAGTTGATATTTCAAAACTGAAGAAGGAAGACTTTATCAAAGAACTTCCTCAAATGGTAAGTCAGCTGGATGCTTTCCGTCAGGGAGCCCAGAACAAAAAGCCGGTAGAAGTTACCCTGGGTGAACTCACTACAGGTAAGTGGGGAATCACAGAAGATGAATTGTTCGAAAAGGTTGGTATCAATCCGAAAATCGATACAATGGAAAACATCTTCACAATGCCTCAGCAAGATGTTCGTTGGATTGTTCCGGAAATCATTCGTTCTGCAATCACTTTGGGTATGCGCCAAGCTCCGTTCTACCCAGAGATTATTGCATCTGACCAGTCTATCAATGGACTGACTGCTATTATGCCGATGATTAACATGTCCGATGCTGCACCGGCTAAGGTTAACGAGGCAGAAACAATTCCATTGGGAGATGTAAGCTTCGGACAGAAATCAGTTTCTCTGTTCAAAATCGGTAAAGGTTTCAAACTTACAGATGAAGTTCGTAACTACGTTTCTCTTGATGTATTGGCAATCTACCTTCGTGACTTCGGTGTTCAGCTGGGTTATGCAATGGATACCCTGGCAATGGACGTTGTTATCAATGGTAACAAAACGGATGGTTCTGAATCGGCTCCGATTATCGGTGTATATGAAACAACCAACGGTATCACATATAAGGACCTTCTCCATATCTGGGTACGTGCTGCTCGTATGGGACGTAACTTCACTACAATGATTGGTGGAGAAGACCAAGCTATCGAAATGTTGAACCTGCCAGAGTTTAAAGACCGTCATTCAGGTACTACTGAAGCTACACTCAACATCAAGTCTCCGGTACCTAAGAATGCCAACTTCTACATCCATCCGGGAACTCCGGACCAAGGCCTTCTGCTGATTGATACAACAGCTGCTTTGATTAAGCTTACTGCTAAGCAGTTGATGTTGGAATCTGAAAGAATCGTTTCCAACCAGACTCAGGCCATCTATGCAAGCTTGACTACTGGCTTCTCTAAGATGTATCAGGATGCTGCACTTATCTTGTCTGCGAATAAGAAGTTCTCTGAAGCCGGATTCCCAGACTTCATGAACATCGACCCGTACTTGATGGTTAACCTGGAGTAAACCTGGTTTTTATTTTACACAGTTCTAATTTCGAATGGGATAGGGTTTTGCGGGGACTCTATCCCTATTTTAAAACATCTAAAAACTTAGTAGATTATGAGTGAAAAAATAAGAGTAACTGTAGGAGCTAAAGCTTACAGTTTTCATGACCAGTCAACTGGTATCACAATCGCAAGAGGAGAAGAAAGAGAACTTACTCTCCGTCAATTTGGTTCAAAGAAAATCCAAATGGCTTTGAACTCAGGACACCTTCGGATGATTGCCGACAAAAACAAAGTAGAGAAATATTCGGCTAATGATTTGGACAAGCTGGAAAAGAAACTGACTGCTCAGTTTGAAAAGGGTATGGAAGTTGCAAAGATTGCAAAGGCCTATACTTTGGAAGAACTTACTCTCATTGCTGCTCGCCACGAAATCGTAGCTGAGAAGAATGATACTCCGGTAACCCTGGTTCAGGCATTGCTGGAAGAGTTCGAAGAACAATCTAAATAATTCATCATGGAAAATCTAGACTTCGTAGCTACTACGAATGGTCTGGAAGTTTCATTTAGAGTATTAAGCGAAGTCCCAGCCAAGTCCATTTTTGACTGGGACTTCGGTGATGATAAGGGGTCCGCTTACGATGTTAAGCAACCAACTTACACTTATGAAAAGTCCGGATTTTATACAGTAGCACTGAATATCACGAACTCCGATGGACTTAATCTTTCTGCTACCAAACATATAATTGTAAATACAGAGGCTGTTACTACATTAACGGACAGTATATATAACCTTATTAATTATTACATCCCTTCAGAAATCTCCGATGGTATGACCATGAAAGAGAAGGAGATGTATATAACTAAATGGCAATTATATATCCAACCACTAGTAAATCATTGTATTCCTTTGGATAAATATAATGATGAATTAATGTACGAAGCTCTAGAAAACCAATTAATAATGGAGTTGGCAGCCTGGGATTATCTAAATGTCAAGCTCCTTAATTTATTAACGAGTACCGGAGAATACCTTAGTCAACTAACATCAACCAAGGAACAAGCGGGAGATGGTAGTTCGAAACCAGAACTTACCCGAGGTGATAGGATTAAACAAATCACTACTGGGCCTACTGAAGTACAGTACTATGATATGCTTTCAGATTCAACCTCTTCATTATGGAAAACATTCTCACAAGCTTTGCAACCTGGAGGTGTCATAGACGAATTAAAACAAAGACTTTGTATGTTAGCTACAAGGTTGGAAATCTACTTACCATTTTGTGCACCAGTTAATAAGTTAGTAGTTCCTCGAGTAGTTGACAGAAGAAGACCCGGTATATTGGATGGACCTAATCCAAGTGTACCAGTAAAAAGAAATGGTAGAACCTTAATCAAGAAAAGATGACCAAGACTCCTCATAGAATGGTAAAGAATCGTTCTTGGGATAGATACAAGAAGATTATCAATGACTTCTTGGATATAGATGCTGGAAGGCAAACTATAACTTGGGCAAAGAATGTAAATCAACTCCTAAGTCATGGAGAAGATTATATCCCTAAATATTATAATATACCCATCGAGGCTCTCTGTTATTACAATGCCTTTCGAAACTGGCCTATAAATAAAGCCACAATTACAGGAGAACTCGATGATGAGAATCTATCCATACTAATTACAAAATCCTATATAGAAAACTTGGGATATTTAACTCCAGAGGGTTATTGGGATTTTAACTGGTCTGAGGATAGGTTCGTAATCAATGGTATTACTTATAAACCTACAGGAGATACACAAGTTGCCCAAGCCAAAGACGAAGCATTGGTGTTCATGGTCATTCTCAAGAGAGATAGAGATACCAAAATCGAATTTGTAGAATAAAAATGAACGTATATGGCAAAGATATTACAATTACGATGGACTCGAATTGAAACCCAAAATGGGATTTGGTTCGATAGTAATAGGGTAATCCTACATGGTATATGCGGAATACATGTTGAAATGAAAGGGCAAGGGAATGATATTACAGCTATGCAATCTATGACTGGTGATAAATACGTTTCTTGCTTTCAAGATTATTTCGGAGACCTTTGGGATAAGATAATACCTCATCCAGGTATTGGGCAAACTATGAAGTTCAGAGTCAACCGGTTACCTGATTATGCAATAATCAGGGGTGATGTTGAGGATGGCGGAGACGTAGACCCCGATAATCCAGAAATACCCATGAATGCTTTCTGTGGTTCAGAAGGAGAACCCTTCAGAGGTAATAATACTGAACTGTTCTTGGGTAAACAACCTATTAATTAACCCTTAAATATATAAACCTATATGTATGTAAGTAAATATTACACCTGCGAGGAAATTGACCAGCGGCTATTACAAGGTTACTATGATGACTTTGTTACTGCTGGCTTTGCTGGAACTCTTAATGAATTCTGGGCCTTCGTTCTTTCTATCAAAAACAAGGTTGATAAGAAAGAGGGATATGACTTATCGAAAAATGATTTCACCGATGAACTGAAAAATAAGTTGGATGGAATCGAGGAGAAAGCCAATTACATCACAAAAGTTTCTCAGTTAGAAAATGACTCTAAGTTTCAAACTGAAGAACAAGTTAAGAAAATGATTAATGATTTGGTTGACGGTGCTGGGGATGCTCTGGATACTCTTAAGGAGTTGGCAGAAGCATTAGGAAATGACCCAAACTTTGCAACTAATATCACAAATAAACTTACAGACCTTCATAATGATTTGACTACTGAGGTTAACCGGGCAAAAGAAAAAGAAGTTGAACTCGGTTCTCGAATTACTGCTGTAAATGATGCTTTGCTCAAAGCAGTAGATTTACTCAATGGGAAGATTGATAATATCCGTATTGCTTTGGTAGATAAAATCGACAAGCTGGAGGCTAAGGTTGATAAGAACACTGCAGATATTGCCGACTTGCGTAATGAAACTACTGGTTCATTGGCAGATGCTAAAGCTTATGCTAAGGACCTGGTAGATAAAGAAGCAGAGGCTCGTAAGGCTGGAGATGATAAATTGGTGGAAGATATGCACCAGATTACTACTCTCCATATTCAGGACAAAGCCGAACTTACTCAGAAGATTGCCGAAGAGGCTCAATTAAGAGAAAACCAGGATGCAGGAATTCGTCAAAGCTTAACTGAGGAAATTTCTACTCGTCAATCTGGTGATGCTGCTCTTGAAAGTAAACTTGCAGAAGAAGTTACCAATCGTAAAGCTGCCGATGAAACCTTGCAGAATGGTTTGACTAAAGAAGTTGCTGACAGAACTAATGCCGATAACACTCTTCAAACCAATATTGATAAGGAAGCTCAAGCAAGAGAATCCGGAGACCAAGTTCTTAAAGGGCAAATTGATTCAGAGGCAGCAACCCGTACTGCTCAGGACCAAATACTTGACCAGAAGATTACTGCTCTATCTGAAAGAACTAATACCGATAAGGGTGAAGTACTTGCTGCAATAGAAGTTGAAAAGGAAGCTCGTATTGCAGGAGATAATGCCCTTAAAGAAAGTAAGGTAGATAAGAGAGAGGGTTATGCCTTGTCTAAGAATGATCTTACTGATATCTTACTTCAGAAGTTGAATGGCATTGAAGAGCATGCTAATTATATTACTCAAGTATCACAATTGGTAAATGATGCTGAGTATCAAACCGAAGCTGATGTAGAAGCTGCAATTCAGAAAATCATTGGTTCTGCACCAGAAGTACTTGACACTCTGGAAGAGATTGCCAAAGCCTTAGGTGATGACCCTAACTTCGTTACAACTATCACTAAGAAGTTGGCAGCAATCACTGAGAAGGTAAATCAGGAAATCCAAGACCGTAAAGATGCCGATACTGCTCTCCAGGGAAATATTGATGCCGAGGTAGCTGAACGTAAAGAAGCTGATGCAGCTCTTAAGACAGAACTTAAAGAGTATGTGGATGCTCAGACTTCTATCGGTGATACTGCCTTGAATGTAGTTAAGGATAACCTGGCTAAGGAAATCCAAGACCGTAAAGATGCCGATGCAACCCTGCAAGCTAATATCAATAAAGAGGCTACTGATAGAAAAGCTGCAGATGCAACACATACTGAGAATATCGCTACTCTTAATCAAAGAGTATCAGATTTGGCTTTGTCTATTCAAGATGCTATCAATACGGTTAAGAATGAACTTACTGCTCAAGTAAATGCTAATACTACGGCAATTGCTACTAATGCAGCTAACATTCAGAAGAACTCAGAAGCAATTACTGCTGTAACCAAAACTGTAGGTGATAACTACAAAGAGGTTAAAGATATGATTAATGAGGAAATTGTAGACCGTACTAACGGTGACAGTAATCTCAGTTCTCGTATTGATAATACTAATATTGCACTGGGGACAGAACAGGCCGAAAGGAAAGCAGCAGACCAAATCCTTCAAGTAAATCTTGATAAAGAAGTTGGAGACCGTAAATCGGCAGATGCTGCATTGGAAACCAAAATAGAGGGTCAGCTATCTGGGCTTAACCAAACTATCTCTAGTGAAATTACTAGAGTAGAAGGAAAAGTAACCCAAGAAATTAAAGACCGGGAAGCTGCAAATAAAACTTTGAGTGACCGTATTAATTCATTGGAAACTGGTTCAAATGAAAAGGTAGATGAACTCAAAACAAAGGTAGAAGCTAATACTGCAGCTATCAATGTAGAAAAGGAAAGAGCTATTGCCAAAGAGGATGCAATCCAGGCAAACTTGAATACTGCTATTGCCAATCACAAAGATGAGGTAAATGCCTTAACTAAGAGTATTTCTGATGAGGCTAATGTTCGTATTTCAGGTGATGCAGCACTTCAGGTAAATATTGATAAAGAGGTAACAGACCGTAAAAATGCCGATACCCTTATTAATAATGCCTTAGCCCAGGAAGTTTCGGACCGTACTACTGCTATTCAAGGATTAGAATCTAAGAAGGTAGACAAGGTAGATGGTAAAGTACTTTCTTCAAATGACTTTACAGACCTCCTCTTGGTAAAACTGAACGGTATTCAAGAGAAAGCTAACTACATTACCAAAGTATCTGAGTTATTGAATGATTCAGGATTCCAGACTGCTGAACAAGTAGAAGCTGCAATTCAGAAAATCATTGGCTCAGCTCCTGGTGTATTAGATACTTTGAAGGAGATTGCAGATGCTTTGGGTAACGACCCAAACTTTGCTACAACCATGACTCAGAAACTTACTGAGTTAACTAATAAGCTTGAAACTGAAACTCAAAACCGTATAGCAGGTGATGCAGCTTTGGATACTAAGCTTACAACCCTGGATACTAAGCTTACCAAGATAGTAGAGGATTTAAGAACCTATGTTACTGAAACTCGTACTGAATTGTTGGCAAGAGCAAATAACCAAGATGCTCTTATCAATCAGAACTCGGCAAATATCCAGAGAAACCTGGAATTAATCCAGGGTATTCAAAACAATATTTCGGGTTCTTACTTGGAAGTTAAGGCTTTGCTTGAAACCGAGATAGCTACACGTAAAGCAGAGATTACTCGAGTAGAAGGTTTGATTACCGATACTAATCAGGCTCTTACTACTGAAACTGAAGAACGTAAAGCTGCTGATAAAGAACTTCAGGATAATCTTGATGCCGAATCTGCTGCTAGAGGTGCTGCTGATACTGCATTGGGAGTTCGTATAGATACGGAAACTTCAGAAAGAAAGGCAGCCGATACCAATCTTGATAATAAGGTTAACAAGGAAATCCAGGATAGAACTAATGCAGACACTGCTCTCCAAACTAAATTGGACAAAGAGATATCAGACCGTACTACAGCAGATGGAGAATTGGATACTCGTATCGATAATGAAAAAGGTGCAAGGGAAGCTGCAGATACTATTCTTCAGAGAAATATAGATACTGAGAAAACCGAAAGAAAGGCAGCCGATGGGACTTTGCAGGATAATATTGATGCTACCAATGCTCATACTATCAATACTCACAGATTGGATTCAAATCCCGTATTGAATGGTACAGACATTAAGTTGGATGGGTACGAAAAGAATGAAGGTAATACTCCTACAGACTTGGATGTAAAGGCAACCGATACGGCTTCAGCTGCATTTGGTAAAGTACAGAAACGTATTGAAGTAGATAAGGCAGATACCAACTCTAAATTCAACAGGGTAAAATCTTCAGTAGGTCTTACTAGTACTTTTGGGATGCCTACACTTTCCGATACCAATTATATGGGAGGTTCCGTAAATGTGGTTGATTCCTTAAAGAAATTGGATGCCCAATTAGAACCAATCATTATTCCTGCAGCAGCATTTAGTCTGGTTTCCCAGGCAACTTCAGAAGAGATTGCAGCAGTATTTACTAATGAATTATTGCAAGAAATTGCAACAAACACTACACACCGACCTTATATATTAGTGGATACTGGTAACAATTCTTATCAGCAATTCAGATTGAGCTTACAGCTTAGTGGTCCTACTACTGGAGATATCACTCTGCGACTCATGTATGAATCGGCTGGTATGGAATTTTACAGAGAGTTCAAGAGAACTGCTCAAGGTGCTTGGTCTATCTCTTTCATAAGAACTGGTAGACTTCTTATCGAAGGAGATGTAGTTAATAACCTGACTACAGGTAATTCTAAGTTACCTTTAAGTGCAAACCAGGGTAAAGTATTGAAGGGTTTGATTGATGGTCTTGGAACAGATGCTTCAGAATTGGAAACTGAACTCAGGAGATTAATCCAAACTACTAAGACGGCTTTAGAGGCTTCAATATCTACAGAAGTTCAAAATCGAAAAGATGCTGATACTGCCTTAGATACGAAGTTAACTACGGCTATCAATAAGGAAGTTCAGGATAGAACTGCTGCTGATACTGCATTGGGTAACCGAATTGATAATGAGGTAACTGCAAGAACAGAAGCAGATGCTGCCTTGAAAACGGAATTAACTGAGGATATACAAGGAGTTCAGGATACCCTAGATGCCTTCATTGCAACTAAGGCACAAGCTAGTGGATTAGCTTCTCTGGATGAAAATGGTAAAGTACCTGCTGAACAATTACCTTCATATGTAGATGATGTAATTGATGTATATGCAACCTACGATAAATCTCCTACTGGAGATCTTTCTAATATAGCTCTCTTTTCAGATGCCGACCATAATACACCAATAACTGGAGAGGCAGGAAAAATTTATCAGAATGTAACTACTGGAGAACCTGGTTATCAATTTAGATGGACTGGTACTACTTGGTCTCTGATTGTTTCTGGTGGAATAGTAATTGGAGAGATTACCGGTACTGCTTATGATGGAGCAAAAGGTAAAACCACTACGGATAATCTTAATGCTCTTAAAGCCTTTAATCCTATACGATTAACCAATATTGTTACTGATACTTCTAAAGCTACAATCCAATATGAAAAGGCCGATGGTACAGGTATTCAAGAATTAGATATCCCTGCTGCTAATTCTACCAAAGCTGGTGTTATGGCTGCTGCAGATAAGGTTAAACTTGATACCACATTACCTAATCAAATTGCTGCAGAAACTGCTGCAAGGGAAGCTGCCATCAATGCTGTTCAAGGAGAGATTGCCAATGATATAGCTCAGGAAGTAGTAGATAGAAATGAGGCTATTGCAACGGCTAAAGCTGAATTAACTACGGCTATCAATAAAGAGATCTCTGATAGAAAGGCAGCCGATACAGCTAATTTCAAAGAGCTAGAAGACGCAATGACTTCAGTTAATGATAATCTAGAAGGAAGAATCCAGGCTACTGATGGTAACTTGGCTAAAGAAGTCCAGGATAGAAAAGGTGAGATTACCAGAGTAGAGAAGTTAATCTCAAATGAGGCTGCAACCAGAGCTCAAGCAGATACCAACGTAAATGCTAAAGTAGACTCTCATATTGGTAATAAATCTAATCCACATGAAGTAACTAAAGCTCAAGTAGGATTGGGTAATGTTAACAATACATCAGATGCAGATAAACCCGTATCTACTGCTCAGGCAACTGCCATTGCAGAAGCTAAGGCTGCAGGTACTACAGCTCAGGCTAATTTAACTACTCACACCCAAAATAAGAGTAATCCTCATGGAGTAACAAGAGACCAATTGGGATTGGGTACTACTGCCGAGATTATCTTTAAGAAGGTATCTGCTCCTTCCGGTTTATGGAAAGAATCTGACGAAAGACTTAAGACTTTCATTAAACCTTTGGAACACACTCTCGATGAAATCTGCTCTATACCTACGGATTCATTTATAATTCGAGGTAATCATGATATAGGTACAATTGCTCAGACAATCGAAAAACATTTCCCAGAATTAGTTTCTGAGAATGCAGTTAAACCCGAAACAGTTCCTAATTCAGATGCCTTTGAAAAGGTAGAAAAGGATGGAGAAACCTATATCCTGGTTAAAGAGGTAGATTATTCTAAGATGTCAGTATTGGCAATCGAAGGTATCAAACTTCTGAAAGCCGAGATTGATGAATTAAGAGAAAAACTTTTGTTCACAAACTTAGATTAATATGGGAGAGATAGCAACATGGAGTGCTGTCAAAACTAAAGTAGGCCTTGGTAAGGATTCAAATGAATGCCCTACCAAGGCTGAATTGTTAGCACTCTCTCCTACAGGAACGGGAGAATCTTACATAGGCTTGGAAATCTCCAATGCCAGTTCCTATGGTGATAATGAAACTGTACAACTCAGTGATATACATAAGGTAACTTATAAGTATACTCTGGCATTAACTAATAAGACTCTAAATTTCACGGCTTTAGGTGGAGCTCCAACTCCTGCTGGTTTTGATTTGGTTACTCAAAAACAAAAATACTTAGATGGAGTTGCTCAATCTGGAGTTATTCCGGTATCTTACAACTTATCTACACATCCTGATTGGATTTATTCTGAGAATGGTCTTAAAGCTACAGAAAATCTTAATACCCAGGAAAGGTATGGGTCTGTAGCCTTTACTCAGGCAGAATCAGGAAAATCTATTGAGGGAGCTGTTTCTCAGGCAGCAGCTTCTCAGAGATTTGAATATACTTTCAGTAGTAAATATCCAGGAATAAACTTTAATGCTCTTGGAGGTATTAGTTCTGCTAATAAAATAATGGATATCACTTCTACTCGTCAAGAGTATAGGAATAACCATACTTATGGAAACTTAGTTCAGATACCTTTTACCAATACGGGTTTGTCCAGTTGGTTAACGAATACCAATGAATCCTGGTCGGCACAAGAGAACAAAAGTTTAAGTTCAAGGTCCCATTCAATGACCTATATCCAAAATGAATCTGGTAAGAGGTTTACTGTTACCTTTAACCAGGCAGCAGGTACACAAACTTATGGTGATATTACCATAAATACCACAAGTGGAATTGCAGATATACCAGCTTCAGGCGGGACTTCGGGAATATTTACATATTCTTATTCTCAACCATGGGGATGGAATGGTAAAACCAATGATGGTGGTACAATTACTTCTGGGGCTACAGCAAGTTGGAGTAATGCAATATCGGGTTCTAATCTTGGTACTACACAAAAAGCAAGAACCCGGTTGGGTAGTAGAACCCTTACATTATCTCAGAATGGTAAATCTGCTTCGAAATCTGTAGATGTATACCAGGCAGCTAACCAGATAGTAAATGTTACTCAGGGAGCTTGGGTAGTTTCTATATTTGCTAATCCAACTACTCTTACCGAGCAAGGAGGTACATCCGAAATCAATGCAGGGGCTCAGGCACCAAGAACTAACCATTGGTCTTCAGGAGCTACCAGTTCAGCTCCAAATGAATTTGGTACTCCTACTTTAAGTATACCTACTGCAGTAACTGGATTCAGTTTATCTGGTAATATTTTAACAGTAGCCGAGAATCCTACACCTAATCCAAGAAGTGTAGTAGTAAGAGCAACTATGGGGAATGTATATAAAGATGTTACAATAACCCAAAGTGCATATGTAGTAACTTGGAATTATTACTTCACCGTTTCACCTTCCGTGTTAACTTTTGCATCTGGTGGTGAAATTAAATATGTTACAGTTTCTTCTTATCGACAAAAAGTTATAAACGGAGTCGAAACAACAACCCGGGAAGATGTTCCATGGACAGTTGTAGGTTCTTCGGGGTTTCATACTCTAAGAGACAAAGTAGCTGCAGACCCAAATCTTAGTAATGGTAGTATAACTGGGACTGCTACTTATACTCAAGAGGGAAGCAATAAAACAGTTACAATTGATTTGGCACAAGCTGCTCCAAAGGTTAATACACTTACACTCAAATTATCAGCCTCTGGAATGAGTTTAGTGACCCTGTATGTGTTGAAGTTATCAAATAAGCCATTAGGAGGTCCTCCATCGAAATATCCAGCTCCTTTCTTTTCTGGACTGGGTACTCAGGCTCAATTTCAGTGGAATAATAATAAAGGCTTGGAAGTTCTTGACTCTAATACTGGAAGTAGAGTTTTTGCTCATGCTGGAGACTCATTAGTTATAGCTGTTAAAAACCCGAAAGAGGATGCTTGGGCTAATTTCTTGGTTATTACATTGGAAAATAACAACCAAACAATACAAGCTCCTATTTAGTACAAATAAAACAATACTGCGGTATTTATATACGTATAGGCCTATATACAAAATTAATTAACTTATGTTTAACAATTTAAAACTAAACCGTTATGGAATTAAAATCTGGAGAAGGCACAGTAGTGGTAGCCGACAGAGACCGTTGTTGTAATGATGGTTGTAATAGAAACTCAGGCTGGGGCTCTGGTTGGGGTGCAGTTGGCGGAGCATTGGTAGGTGGTGGCTTTGGTGCTGCCGCAGTATCCGTATGGGACAAAATCAATGACACTAAAGCTGATATTCAGAAAGTAGAAGCTACAGTTCAAGAAGCAAAGGCAGGTATCTACAAAGATATCTCTGATGCAGCTCGTGGAGTTACTCAAGAAGTCAATGGTGTAGCAAAAGATGTTGCCGGTGTTGGTAGAGAAATCCTTAACAACCGTTTCACAACGGAAAGAGGACTTTGTGATTTGGGATACAAAACCAATTCCGATATCCGGGATTCTCGTGACCAAATGGGAGCAGGCTTCAATCGTGTTATGGACCGTCTTTGCCATATGGAACATGAACAACAGAATTGCTGCTGCGA